TTATTGAGTTTTAGTTCGTTATTTATATTTATTATTATTGGTAAATTGGGTCATTATTTTCATCGTGACGCTGATAAGTTCCAATACCAATTATATTGTTATTTTCATCACGACGCTGATAAGTTCCAACACCTATTGGATTATTATTTTCATCATGACGAATATAATCCACATTCCAATCTTCATAAGATACAGCAGACCAACCCTCATTTTGTCCAAATTGAGTAACTGTAGTAAATCCAGGTTGTGGAGATACTGGTTGATTATTTTCGTCGCGTCTTATATACATCTTTTATTTTATTCTTCTTCTGAAGGTGAGTTGTCAAATAAGGATGCTGCAACAGAAGGTCTTAGAGCATCAATTTTTTCTGCTGACTTTGTAAACAAAATATCTTTAATTTTGTCGCTGATTTGTGATGGTGACTCATCTGCCACAATCATATCCATAAGTTCGTCCATAGTATTTAAAATTAACTATAATTTATTTAGATTCCTTTTTCTGTAGGAGGTTCAACACCTTTTTCATTTACACCAGGGTCTACTGGAACCTGACCAGACGCTCCATTTATAGTATCCATAGGCATTCCAGTTTCTGGATCTATTGGAGCATTTGGATCAGGTATCACTCCACTTTCAATTTCTTTCTTAATTAGAATATCTTGCTCAACAATTTCTTCATCAGTTTGACGAAGAATCTTTCTTCTTACATAGTCTTGAGAGTAATATTTACCGATATAAGGTTCTGCAGTTGCAGCCATATTTAATCTTTCAGTCATCAACTCTGCTTCTTTTAATTCGGAGAAATGATTATCGTACAAGAAGTCATACTGTATATGCTCTCTCATCAATTTCCAATCTTCTGGAGTAATAATATTTTTAAGAATTAATTGAGTTCTCAACATGTCATTGAACATGTTAGAAAATCTTTTCCTTAATCTTCCTACGAATTTTGTAAATTTTAATTCGTCTCTTAGAATTTCAGATGAACGACCTAAGTTAAATCCACCTTCTCCACCAATTCTTGTTGGAGGTACATTTAGTGAGCGATAAAGTTTTTCTTGGAAATACTTAATATCAGTAATTTCTCCAAGATTTTGTCCTCCAGGAAGAGTTGAAATTTCAGTTCCTCTACCACCTTCACGACGAGGCAACCAGAAATCTTCAAGCATACTCATAAACTTCTTATCGTCACGAAGTTCTCCAGTGCTTGCATCATAAACTAGTTTATTACGATAGCGCATCATAACATCACGAAGATATTGTTCTGCCTTTACTTTTGGAAGATTGCCTACATCAATATAGAAAATTCTTCTTTCTGGTGCTCTGGACAAGCGATAAATTACAAGAGAATCCTCAATCATTCTAAGTTGATTGAGTGACTTGATTGCCTTATGTAAATAAGAAAGACAAGTTCCTTTATTTCTATCTACTAATCCAGAAGTACAGTATGTAATTGAATCTCTTGCAATTCTCATTCCTCCATTTTGTGTTGGAGAAGTAGTTCCTGGTTGCTGCCCTCCAAGTGCTCCTACAGGATAGGATGCTTTTGGATTGTATACAAAGTATTCCTCAATTTCTGGGAAATCATAATCCATAGGATTGTCAGTTGCTTTAATATAATTTGATCTATCATTTTTTGTTTTTTTCTGTTGACGCACATATCTCATCTTCATTGCGTCAATATAACGAAGTTCTTGAATACCTTCTTGTGGTTTTTTGATATCTATTACCTTATGATAATATAATCTTCCATCAATGTACCAGTTTCTATAAATTTCGTGCGATTTTTTGTCAAAATCTAATAACTCTAAAATATATTTAAATTCTTCTCTAATTTTTTCTTTTATACCATCACTGGCATTTAAATTTGATAACTCAATTTTTATCGGAGAGTCATTAGTATCCGATACAATTGCTTCATTTACAATATCTTCAATAGCACTATCAACTTCTGGATGAAGTGCCATCTCCCGATATCTTTTAATCATATCAAATTCGGTTCTATAGACACCTTCAATGTCTACATAAGAACCGAAAAATCCGCTAGTTAAATAATGATCAACCCCGTCCTCATTATTCTGAGGAACGGGGGATACCACATTCGGGGATTGATTTTGATTATCATCAATTGAAAATCCAAATAGTCTTGCCATTATTAAAGATTGATTGTACTTTATCTATTTAGCATTAAGTGCCAGCATTGCCAGCACCACCGCCACCAGTTCTTTCCCAATATTGAACTTGGAATTCTACAGTAAACTCCTCAATTGTGTCTGAGGTATCATATGAAAGATCAATTTGAGAAATATTAGTTGGAAAAACATCATAAAATTTGTATACAGCTGAGGGAGTCAAACCACCTCCACTAACGCCTCCAGCTGATGCAAGTCTTTGAAGTTGTCTTACTTCAGCCTCTGCCATATAATCATTAGGATTATTTGCACCACTAGAATCTGAATATTGTCCAATAAGTTGCATCCATTTTTCCATTGCATTTCTAATTTTAAAATCAATATCATTAATTACAGTGATAGTCCAAGTATCAAATGTTCTATCACCAGCAACTTTAAATATGCGCCCTCTAAATGGAACATCTATTGGTGCAATATTAGATGCAGGAAGAGCAGCTGCTTTACATAACATTGAAAATTCATTACCATCAAATGCTGCGCCACCTTTTGGAGTCATAGTGACCTCAAATAAATTAGGTCTAGCACCTCCCCCTTTAAGTGTTGATTTGAACTGTGATAGTGTGTATGGCATTTTAGAATTCCTCCGTTTTAATTAGTTATAAAAATCAGACTGTTCCAGCAACTTCTTCAAAGGAAACCCCAGTTCTAGTTGCTACGAATGTGAGAGTTACATAGTTAATGGATTTAGTTGGTTTTAGGAAAATATCCGCTCTAAATTCATTATTGTCAATAACATCTGGAGTGTTGTTAGTTTCATCACATCTTACGAAGAAACCATACAATCCTCTCTTTGCTTCAACATCACGGAGATATGGTTCAACAATGTTTATGAAGTTCAATCTTGTAATTTCATCGTTCAATTCAAAGAGTTGTGCCTGAGCAGTTCTTTCAAGCGCCTGTTCTACAGTTAGGAAGAGGCGACGAACATTAATTCTATCAAATGCGGAAGGATATCCAAGTGCAGTTTTATCTCCGAAGAGAAGTATTCCGATTCCAGGTTGATTTATAATGGAATTTACTCTTTGAGTATAAAGTTGATCTCTTTGGAATTTATTTGGACTGTATGCTAACTTAATAGCGTTATTTAAAATTCCTCTTTGCTGACCAGCAGGAGAGAACCAAGGATATGCAAAAATACTGGTACGAACCATCAATCCAGCAACATCAGCATTGCATGGGATATAACGGAATTTATTATTAAAGCGATCATAAGTGTACTTATATCCGGTATCAAATACCGCATAAGATGAAGAAGGTAAAGGTGAGAAGAACTCTATGATATTGTCAGTAATTTGATCTGTAGTTAGATATTGTCTCAGTCCTGTGTCTTGATTTGCTTCAGAAACTACATCAAGTCTGTGTGGGGAAATAACCGCGACACAATCCTTTCTTTGACCAGCAACTGAGATCAAATGAGCAGCTTTGGCTTGAGATTCAAACTTGTTTCCAAGACCAGGGCCCATGATTAAGTAATCAATTGCAATTTCATCTCTATTAGAGAATAGATCATATGAATTTAGAAGATCACCTAATTGTGCGGTCATTGTACCTGTTTCTCCAGGTAAAGCATCAATATCACCGTAGTCTCTACCACCACCTAAGACATATACAGCATTTCCGATTGCGCTGAATACCTTATCTTGGGCAATTTCATTCCACAATCCTTCTGCAACAGTATATGGAGTAAATCCTTCGGAGAATCCGGTTTGGAATACTTCCTCATTATTTTGATTATCAGATGGATTATCTCCAGCATAAATGTAACTTGAATAAAGAGCAAGGAATTCTTTATACCAAATTCTTTGCTGTGGATTTACTGTAGAAAGTGTATCAGTTGCCTTAGAAAGATTAGTGAATTTTTCTAGAAGGTTTCCTTGAATTCCAGTAACACTTCCAGTGTCATCTACCACAACAATATGCATTGCATCATTTTTTCCATTGCGATCTAATACATACTCGTTTGTATTAGGTCTTGGCGCAATAGATCTCCAAAGAATGTCTGCATTTACTAGATCTAGATATTGGTTATCGTACCAATCTTTTACGAAAGATCCTCCAACAGGAAGAGTTCTTGAAGTTACAATTCCAGTTTCACTTACTATATTTACAGTAGTTGAAGATGTAGAACTAGATGCTCTAATTGATGATGCACGATCTCTTGGTCTATAGGTAATGAAAGTATCTGCATCAGTTCCAATAGCAACTCTAGATACAATTTTTACATCAATAGCATCATCTTGAACACCAGTAATAATTCCTTTTAGGTATCCAGTAAATGTTGAATTAATTCCAGTTGGTAAAGTGTATGTTACATTGTTTAGGGATACTGTTACTCCCATACCAACTTCACATTGAGCAGCAGCTGTTGACCCTATGGTTACAATCTGATCTGCTTTATTATCAATAATACAAACCTTAAGATTATTTGACCAAGATCCTGGAGTTTTTGCTGAGAACATATATCCAGCAATATCATCGGCATAATTTAATGAATAATCATCAAAGTTTTTAATTTTAAGATCTGGTTCTGCAACTACAGAAGTTCCGCCTGTAGTGTAAATATCAGTAATATCAAATTCAAAATCTACTCCAAATGTTGCAGTAGTTCCTAAACCAACATTACTCGCTAAAATAGTAATGCTCTCATTTTCATTAAATCCATTTCCTCCATTGGTAATGGAAACTGTGACGGTAGAACCTAAACCTGCCCCATTATCTGCAACTACAACAGTAAAGACTGCACCAGTTCCGTCTGCATCAGTAGTTGTATATCCAGTAGAAATACCTGTATTTTGAACAATATATGTTCCAGGTGTTCTTAATGTACTAGCAGCACTGACATTAGCAACTTCTATAATTTCACCACTTCTAACTCTTCTTGCATTTGCATTTCTTAATGCATCTCCATCCGTTCTTACAACTTTAAGAACACCTCCATAAGAAAGGTATGAAGAAGCACTCATCCAATACTCATATTGCCCATCTAATGAAAGAGGTTTGCCATACACGCTAATTAACTCTTTTTCATTGGTGATGTCAACAGCCTCATCTACAGGGCCTGTGGGGAAAGGACCCGCAATCGCCCCGATGTTATCTAAAACATTATCAGCTCTTCCTACTGTTAGGTCAACCTCACGGATCAGTACGCCGGGAGATAATTGAGGAGTCGCCATTTTTTTCTCCTAAGTCTCAGTTTATCTAAAAAATATTTATTAAAAACTTAATTTACAAAAGATAAACTAACTTAAGTATTCCCACATATAAGATCTATCTCCATATTCATCTGCATACCATCTATCTCCATCACTGTCTACAAATGTACTTTCATCATTTATTCCATCTACTATAAATCCAAATGGTGACATGTCTTGCTCTACTTGATTTTTTTGTTCTTCGTATATTCTTTTCCGAATATCTTGATCTGTCAATTCTTTAAAATAATCTTGCAATATTAACCAAGAATACATTACAAGACACATCACTAAATCATCATTTCTTCCCTCTTCTGCCTCAAAAGAATTTGCTTTTTGTATAAAAGTAGTCAGTTCATTAATGATTTCAAAATCATTAAAAATTAACTTATTATCTTCTATTAAAGTTTTTAAATTTAAACAACCAACTTTTTTGGTTGTTTTAGACATCTTTACTCCAAGTTGAACTTTTTTACCAGAAAATCCTTGACCTAAAATTTGACCTGCTCTACCTCGCATTGAACTCATCAAAAGATTTGGGTATTCTAAATCATAGTGAAGTCCTGCAGCCACTTGGTCCCCAACATCATTAACTTCACAAAGGACATATGCATTATTATAAGATTTTGCTACATCTTTAATTATATTTGGGAACAGTATTGGTCTTATTTGATTATTTCTATACTTTGCTACTACTTTGTGAGGAAACTGTGACACATCAATCACTACAAAGGCAGAAAAGTCTTTTTCAACTCCACGAGCAACATCTACAGTAACGACATATGTATGCTCTTCTTGAGGATCTTCATAAACATCTAATCCTGCATTTGAAGTTTTTGGTTTATCAAATATTAATCTGTTTAATACGGGACCAGAAATTAAGGTATCGGATGAACCAAGGAACAAACATTCAAACTCTTGCCTCCATTGTGCTTCTGAGGTATTTGCAATTGTAGTCCTTTTAAATTCTTCATCTCTTCCAGGAACATCAGTCCAATGAACTTCAATTGGAACATATTCGTTTCTACCTTTTTGTGCATCATCCCAAAGACGATAAAAATGATTCATTCCGTAAGGTGTACTTACGACGATAACCTTTGAAGATTTACCTGAAGTAATTACAGGATATACAGAACTAAAAAAGTTATCAGCAACTGTATTTGGAACGAATGCAAATTCGTCCAAGAAAATAATATTATAAGTACCACCTCGGATAGAAGATGCTGAAGTAGAAGCTGCAGTTATCTTGGACTTATTTTCAAGTTCTAAGGATCCCTTGTTCCACGATAAGACCCCTTGCTGTAACCACTTGGGCAAATTCTCATATCCTGTCTGGAGACGGGTTAGAAGGTCTCTGGCAGTGTTTGCTTTGTTTGCAAGAATAGCAATATTTACATTGTCATTGAATATTGCATAATGAAGAAGATATGAAACTACTGTAGTACTTTTTCCAGACTGACGGGGAAGTTTACATATACTAAATCTATTCTCATGAAAAGTTTTTACCATATTTTCCTGAAAAGGATACATGTCAAATTCAGACAATCCATAATCAAGAGTTGTAATTTTTATATATTTTTTTGCAAAATAAACAGGATCTTGAGCACATTTAATCCACTCAAGAACCTGTTCTTCTGTAAATTCAATTTTGGTATTTGCTTTTTTTAGAAGTGGATTACCAAGATAATGTTCTTCAGACATAATATAACTCTACACTACCATTTAACTTTATTCGCCCAATAAGCCGCTGACATTTTTCCTTTTGCTATATTTTTCGCATGTCTTGCCTTAAATCTTTCACGACGATTTGCATATGCTTCAGATTCACCTTTCTTTTTGGGTGATCCTTTTACACCTCTTTGGCCAAAGCGAATAATTTTCTCTTTTCCACTTTCACATGCTTTAACTACATGAGATTTTCCAGTTTGAGAATCACCAACTGCTTGTGCTTTAGGTTTATTGCAAGGCATCTCTGCCTTATTTACTTTTTTTCTTCAGATATTTCAACCTCTTCACCCATAGGTTTTACATAATTTTTATTAGAACCCATTTTTGCACCACTACCACCTCTATATGCATAAACTAGAGGTTCTCCTTGTTTAAAATCTGCAACTCTGTAATTAATTACATTTGAACCTGGATAGATTTTTTGAATTTCGTCTGCAATTTCAATTCTTGAGGGAACTTTTGCTTGAGGGAAAAATATTTGAATAGTATAATACTTACCTCTCCAAGATAAGGTTACAAAGACATTATTGCCAGTTTGTGCGGGCATTCTGCTTGCTTCATCAATACTTTCTTTTTGATATCCCTTTGCTTTTTTCACTCCCTTTTTAACTGGAACGCAATTTGGAACTTCTCTTCCATTTTTCATTTTCATTCCAACTTGAGTATATCCTTTCCAGCAAGGATTCTCTTCTTCTATAGACCCAGATTTAATAATATCAATAAACTCAGCATAATAATTACCATTTGCATCTCTTACTATAGAACTTTCTTTTTGAGTTTCCATTTTTTTGAGTTTACTGTAATAATTGGGAAGTTCATCCAAATGCTGAAGAGCAGTTATTCTTGCCTTACTTTTATCTGAAGTATGTTCAAATTCAACTTTTGTTCCGATTTCAACTTGCTTATGGATTTGATCTAAAGAAACCCCGTGCTTTTTAGCAAGTTCTTCTGGTGACTTATATGATTTTGTTGGACCCTTTGGATCCTTTTCTTCTGACATTGGACACTTATGTTTTCCATGAACAGGACAAGGTTTTCCTTCTCCAGTATGAGCACATGATTCTCCAACTGGTTTACCTATTCCAACCTCAGTTGGTTTAATTTTTTGTCCAGGAACTTTCATTCCCTCTGGAATTGGTTTACATACCCGATCAGTATTGCACCAATACATTCCTTTTCCACACTTTTCTTCGCCAAGAATTTTTTCAACTAAAGAAATTTCTTCTCCTAATTTTGGTTTTTGCCATTTAACACCAGTTCCTCCAAGATTTTTAGCAATATTACTTGCCGCTGCAGTTTCACCTGCCGTTCTTCCCTTTCCTGTTAATCCTTTTTGGGCAACTTTATTTCTCTTTACTTCTTTTTTATATGTATCTGGATTGATAGATGAACTTACTTCTTCTTCAACCTTTTCATCACTCTGTAAATATTCTGCTGCAGTGTCAATATAATCTGCTGCTTTTGTGATTTTTGATTGAACCCAAGCAGGAAGTTGTTGATTGCCAGACTTTATGGATTTTCTGAGGTTTTTTACTGCATTTTCAATTGAATCAAGTTCATTTCTTGCCATATAACCTTCATCATCTGTTTGTTTCCCAGAAGCAACTTCTTTGTGATCCTCGTGAATTTTTTTCATTTTTTCCTTAATCCAATCGTCTGGTGTCTTTTTATATTTATTTTTAAAAGAATTATGAAGATCCTTTGCAGTCACATCATAAGATTTCATAATCTTTCTCATTAAACTATCAATAGAATCATAAGAAATATCATCTAATTTTAGTAACTTATTTTCTAGTTCTTTTACTGCTTTAGATAACATTGTTTTTATGAATCTGTATTATTTAACTTATTTTTTAATAACTTTGAGAGTTCGGCAGTTGATCCTACAAAAAGTGCATTTGTAACATTAGTAGGACCATTTGAAGATTTAACCTCTTCAATATCTTTAAGTTTCTTCTGAAGTTCCATCAATTTATCTGTGGCATCGGAAACATTTTTAATCAATTGACCAACAACTTCATATGCTCTAGGAGATTCTGTTTCTTGAGCAAGTTCAAGAACACTGTTAATTGCTTCTTGACCCTTTTCAATAATTGAATAAAAATTTGCTCTAGAATAATCATAATCTTTTTTTATATCGTTTGTTATTGAAACATTCTTTTTTTGTTCAACAACATCAATGTCAACAGAATTATCACTCTGTTGCACGATTTCGCTAGTAACATTAAACACTTCGTCAAGTTTATCAAATTTTTTTGCCATAGTTTTAACCAAGACTTAATCCACTAAATCCAAAATCGTCCCCAGGTATAATAAGACTATTATCCTCTTCAGTTATTAGTTTAACTTCTGTGCCAGAAACATGATTAGTTATAGAAGTCCCATAAGAACCTCTAATTACAGTAAGAGAATTTCCACTCTTTTGAGCAACGAACAGTGTTTCTGTATTCAAAGTAAAATATGAATTTAAAGGTATGTTTGAAGCATCTTCTACTTCAACTACTACATCACCTCTTTCTAAGTCTCTACTTAAAATTGTAGTAACTTCTCCCGTATAATTTTTAGTTGCAACTGGAGTAGTTGAAAAAGTAAGATCTCTATTAGTAGATCTACTATCTCCAGATACAAATCCAAGAGAAACTTTTTTGATGATATCCTTGTCTGCTCCAGAAGATACTGGACCAAAAAGATATATTTTTGCGATAAACTTGAATGTATAGATTAGTGCTCTTCTTGTTGTAAAATCTCCCTCATAATCATCCTCCATTGATACTGATTCTAAAACAATGGGAATATCTCTTTTTTCGCCTATAGTGTCTATTAAATTTATTGTTAAAGTATAAGCAGGTTGAAAATATGGTAAAATTTGCTCAACTATTTGCAACATGTCATCATTCAATTTAGTCATCACACTTAATTCAAAATCCATATTATATGGAACTGGCATATATGTTTTTCTTACATCAGAAGGATCTGATACTGTTCTTGAAACAAATGTTTGAGTAGTTGTTAGTTTTCTAGCTGGATCATAAGATAATCCATTAAATTCAAACGACATTCTTGGTAATGTAATTTGAACTGCACTATTTAAATTTGGTTGTTGTTCTACTCTTGCTAGAAATTTTTGAATGGGTCCGTATGCTAAAGGAACATTAATAATAGAAAATACTTCCCCTTCATCGTTCTTTTGCTGTATTTTAATATTATTGAATAATGTACCAAATCCAATAATAGTTTTTCGTAAAATTTCGTGATAAAAATACTCAAACATTTTTCTTACCCATTTGTAATCTATTTAACATATTATGGAGTTCCAAAAGGATTTTTCTCATCAAAATCTAAAATTTTATCTGCTTCTTCTTCAATTATATCATTTTGACCAAACCCATCATTTACATTATTTAAGTCTGCAGATCTTACGGTATAATTGGCATTTGATGTTTGTCCAACTATTATTTCTCCAGGAACAAAAATTCCAGTTGAATTTGAAACTTCTAGTATTTTTGTAATGGAATTCCAAGATTTGACTCTTGCTTTAGCATTACTTATACTTCCAGTTACAACCTCATTAAACTGATAAGTTCCAAATCCAACAATAACATTTGGAGGTGCAATATTTATTTGCGGAACTGAGGTATATCCTAAACCAGAATTTATGATTCTTATTTCAGTAACAGATCCTGCATCATTGATAGATGAAACTGCTTGTGCTTGAATAGAAGAAATACCAACAAAACTGACTGTAGGAGGAATTGTATATCCAGATCCACCTTCAGTTACTGTTATAATTCCGACAATTCCATCTCCAATAGTTGCTACTGCTTCAGCACCAGAACCGCCACCACCTAAAAATGAAACTCTTGGGGCAACAGTATAACCAAATCCTGGATTTGTTAATTGAACCCCCTGAACTCGGAATAAAGTTTCATCTGGTTCGCATAAGTCTACAATTCCACCTATCATTGTTGCTATTCCAGTAGCTGTTCCTCCTCCAGAAGGAGCAGATGAAAATGCTACATTTGGCGCAGATCTATATCCAGATCCTCTATTTTTAATAGTTACAAATCTAACACCACCATTGACAATAGTAGTAATTGCAGATGCAGTAATTCCCATTCCTACTAACTGAATTGATTGAGTTACTGAGAATTGTGGTCTATCTGTCACATCATCTCCAGTTCCATCTCCATCAGATCCACCACCATCTGGGTTATCAATAAAGTCAATACCAGTATCAATAATTTCATTCTGATATCTAAAGAGTTCACATCGTAATTCATAAACATAATTTTTTCTTAATTGATAGAATGGTTTTTCATGCTCAACATATTTAATTTCAAATAATCTATTTCCATATGGAAAATAAATTAGATCTCCTTCTTTAGGTCTTTTTGATAATTTTATATCTGGAATATTTTGAATTAATATTGAAATATAAGTATCATACCTTTCCTTAGAAATTATAAGATTTAAATCATCTAATTCTTGAATGCCAAATTTTGAAAGAATAGTTCCCTGACCACCATATCCTTCATATGAATCTACATACGCTTCTATAGGGTATGCAAAATTAAAATGTGATTCTATTACTTCTTTTATAACTGTTTTTTCAGTTACATATCTTCTTGGAAGATAATAAACATCCACTCCATACATTCTCAAATGTTCATTGATAAGATCTTGTACAAGACCTTGTTCAGTTGGTGAACCTTGAAGAAAAAATGGATTTAACATATTTTTATCCGATCATATCAAGAGGTGGAAGTTCATAAGTAGAGAACATTTTTTCTGTTATTGAATCTAATTCTCTTTGTCCATCATCATAAAGTTGTCTACCATTTAATTCAACTCCACCTGGAAGTTTTACTCCTTGGAATTTAATTAAGTTTTGTCCCCATTGTTTTTTAATTAAAGCAGTTGTATATTGCTTTAAAAATGAATCATTCCAAACTCTAGAATAATCATTTGGATCCATCATTCTATAACAATCTATGACTAAATATTCTCCCGCTTTCAAAGAACTCCAATCAATATCTAGATAAAGTCTATTTTGTCTTCTATTAAAACGAATTTGTTTTTGAGTTGTTAATAACCAATCAATATCCTCAAGATATGTTTTTACCATTGAATATGTTAAAAGTTCAGTAGATCCCCAATAGTAAATGTCATTTAAAAATAACTGATATTTAATGCTGAACATTCCACTTGCAATTGAGTTAGATCCTTCAAAGTGGAATATCTTATTGACACCTATAATATGATTTGGGATTTTTAAATAATTACCATTTTCATAATAATTGAAAGTAGTTTCAACTCCTCCTATATTTTCTGTTGCAGAAGTTGATGTAATTCCTACGCCATCAATTCCTTTTGCTCTACCTCTATCAATATCATCTTGAGTAATTTGATACTTTAAGTATGTCTGATAAACACCATCAAAATGCCTACTTTGAAATAATTGCAATGCATCATCAACTAGGTCATCTATTTGTTCCTGTGCAACATTAATTTCTAATACAGGAGCACCTAGTTTTCTTAAACAATAATCAATAAATTCTTGTCTTGATGATGGTTTTGCCATTAGAGTTTAGATACAACTTCTTGCTGTTTTAAGTATAATCTTGCAAAAGATTTTGCAAAATTTCTAACCGTATCAATATTATCTATATTATCTATATCTCTTGAGATTTTTTCATATTCAAACATTTTATTGACATCTTCAAGAATAATATCATTTGGGTTCATTTAAAATTCTCCTTAATAAATCTTTAATTTCATTAATATCATTTTTGACTTCTAAAAGTTCCTTTTCAAAATTAACACTATTTTTCTTTTCTCTTTCTTTTTGTTCTTTTAATCTCATATAGTTATTATATTGAGATCTATTACTGTTTATAATAGAATTTGTTTCTGGGTCTCTTAAAAGACCCATATGATCTTTTACTGGTATTAAATCTGACATAATTATGCTAAAGCTATTGCTCTAATATCTTTTAATTGAGGTACATATGACTGACTTGTACTAGTCATAATTAGTTTTATTCTATAGTGAGTAAATGAGGGTAAACTATTAGCAGTAAATTCATATTCTTTGAAGTTATTATTTTCAAAATCTAAAATTGAATTTCTTTCTACAAAGGAATCGGGTCTACCATCACTATTTTCAGGATCTATTGTTTCAAATAAATTATTTAAATTATTAAATCCTGGGAACAATTCAAAAATAGGATCTGAATTTTCCTTATTATCTATTGAATAAAGTGCTCTAATATCAGAGAAAATATTAATGTCAGCAGAAACATAAAGTTTTAAAGATGTTGCTGGGTTCTGCAATCTTATAGTCTTAGATACATATAAGAAAGCATTTTGATCTCTAGTTAAAGAATTTACTCTATTATCTCCAGGATATTCATCATCATTTACTATTTTATTGACTCTATTGGTTGTAGTAACAACACTTGCTCTAGTCAAATCTACACATGGAGATATTCTAGAATCATTAGTTGATAAAGTTAGTGCTATATTAAAAGATTTATTTCCAGGCAAATCTGATAGAAGATTAGTTTCATTTACTGAAGAGCAAATCAGTCTTGGAGTTGAAAAGTAGTTATATTCACCTAAAGAAATAGGCGAGAATCCTTGATCAATAAAAGATTCTTCATTTCCAGAAATACTCTTTCCAGAAACTGTTCTAACCTGTGCTGATACATTAGTTTCATTTGGTGTAAATGTTTCAATTAATGGAGTAAGAACTTCAAATTGCATATTTTGTGTTGAAGAAACTTCAAATCCTCCATCAAATTTACTACTTAAAAAGTATAAAGCAGGTGTCAGAGATGAGGATGGAGTTCTATCAGTAATTTCTAAATCTCCATCAATAAAACTTTCTTGGCTTACCTTTAAAGTATAATAGTCTAATCCTACAGGATTATCTATTGTCGCATCTTCTAATCTATGTGTTTTGTTTATTCTTAAAAGTGAAACACCATTTATTTCATATTTTCTAATTTCACTATCTTGGTTATGTGAAGAAACGACAGTATTTTTTATTCCTCTTGTTATATCAATTAAAGATCCATTAGATACACCGAGATATTTAATAATTTCTCCGTTAAGTATTGCATATCCAGGATTTGATGGAGAAACTGCCAATCCTTCAAAATTTACAAATATGGTAGAATTAGTGACAGGTAAAGATCCTACAAAATCATTTGATATTGTTTGAGTTATTTTACTTGGTGGAACATCTGGAGTTACACCGGACAATTCAACATAATTTAATGATGAATGCATACCATGATTTAAATGTCTAACTCTAAAATGTAATCCATCATTTTCAACTGTTATTGGAGAAACTGGTAAAACATTTCCTCCACTACCAGAATTTAAGTTAACAGTTAATCCACTGGAATTAATAAATGTAATAGTATTACCTGCACCAATATTAAAATTACCCTGAACATCTTCTAAAATAATTTCATTAAATTGATTTATTTCTCCAATAGAGATTCTCAAGTTTCTTCCAAGATTATCAACCCCCAAATTATCTACAGTTAATACATCACCAATTTGGTATCCAAATCCACCAGAAACTATAGTAGCACCAATTGCAACTCCATCTTCAATTGTAATATTGGCAGTTGCTCCATTACCTGTTCCAGTTATTGCTATCAATGGAACATTTGGATATGTAAAATATCCTAGTGAAGGAGTATATCCTATTCCAACATTATCTATAGAAATTCCAGTTTTAGGAGAAGTCCCTCCAGTAGCAATTCCAACCTTTCCTGCATATATTCCAAATGCGCCACTACTTGCTTGAGTAACCTCACTTCCTATTGGGAAATTAGATTCACTTTCTGTTATTGTTTTTGATAAACCTACTCTAATCTTTCTAGAAATAAAATCTAGTGGGTTACTTATAAGAGTTGGAACTTGATTATTTCCTTTAGTTAGTTTTGGATTATAGAAATTGACACTTCCTGGATTTGTAGTAAACTCGGCACGATATAAAGTAAACTTCAAATCTTCATATTGGCTTGGAGTCCAAGTTGATGCATTTTGAGACTTAAATAGTGAACCCAAGATTGGTTGAGTAGTTATTCTTTCTCCAGTAAGAGTATCTAATGGGGGTGCAAAAGGTTCTTCCGCCACCTCAGGATCTCTTCCTAAGATTGAAGAAATCCAAACAAAATAGGATGTAGAATTAGATAATAATACTATTGCATATTCTTGATTTCCTTCAATGTAAACGGGACTTTCAAATTCAAATGTAGTTGGAACTGATGCATCATCAGATACATTAACTTGATCTGGATTTAACGAAACAGTACTAAATGGTAGTATAGTTTGGGTTGGGAACCCAAGATCCATAGTTCTAATCTGACAAGTTACTGGGATGGAAGCATCTTTTGTTTCAAAATAAACATCAAGTTTAGTTAAATAAACTCCATTTGGTTCATCACAAGCAAATGATTGTGCGAGTGGGTCAATATAAAGACCAGTAAATTGAGGTTCACCTGTTTTAGTATCATTAACTGTAATTACATCAATTTTAGCATTTCTGATTGAAATAATTTTTTCTTGAATTTTTTGTGTTTTTCCTTCAGCAAAATAATCACTTTCTCCAGAAGTTCCTACAGTAACAGGTTGGTTTGTAGGATCGCTAGTTAATACAAATTTTCTTATTCCAGAATTAAACTTGGGATTTTGAATTATATTTGGATTTGGAATAAAGAATGATCCAATAATATCTCCAAATTTATCAGGTATCAAAGTAGTTGAAGATACTACAGCAATTGCTCCACTTGTTCTTCCAACCAAAATATAATCTGGTCTTATTAATCCATAATAAGAAGTATCAGACATTAAGGACAATGATGATGTATCAATATTCAACAAAGTAGAAGATGAAGAATAATTTGAAATACTTTGTCCTGGAGAATATGGATTTTCTGTAAATGTTTCTGTGGGAGAATTAAATGGTCCTTTTTTGTGCGCCGGAGCAGCTACTCTGAAAGATCCTTCAACTGTAGATCCTTCAGATTTTTTAAAGTCAACAGTTTCTCCAATAATAAATGTACCGGAGTTCATAGTTATATTGATTAATTTGGGGAAGCATTGATTTGTTACATCAACACCATCAAAAAATGCATAAATTGTTGAATATGGTTTAAAGTTACTTGCTCTAAATTCAACATTTCTGGACCTTATATAAGGTTGTATATCTACAGAAGCAACTGAATCTCCTAGGGATCTGGTCTCAAAAGATTCAGTTACTGACAATCTAGTACCACTTCTTCCATATAAAGCATCTACAACTTGAACATAAAGACCACCAGTAGGAACTACTCCTGGTTCGGGTTTTACTTTAGAGAATGCTGAAGGATTGGATGATTTAGCATCCATGAAATCATTTCTAACAGATTCAGACTCTGCTGTACCTCCACCTCTTCTACCTGTTCCACTTTTTCTAGCATCTACCCATCTTGGATTTCCATATCCCAATAAAGACCAAGATCCCCAAACTATTGGACCTAATCCAGTTTGCGGATCAAATCCTTGAGTCTTTGATAGTTGATTTAATGTTGACAAATAGTTTCCTTCTATTTGAACAGTTAATGGATCCAATCTAACAGTATCAATCCAAATGTCTGAAGAAGGATTAAGTTTAATATCTCCTTTCCAGAAAGTTAAGATATATGGTTGAACATTTTCAGTCCTAGTAGCATAAGGTTGTTTAATAAATTCAATATCTGAATAATTTAGTGTTACAATATCTCCACTTTTTCTTATATTTGTTCCTATTATATCGCTAGTTGATATATTTTGAATATCTTCATTTGTAGTAGATCCAATTCCTAATCCACCTCTTGTCGCAAGTAAAAGGTCTATTGAGGTAGTGTAGTGTGATGGTCTTAAAATATTTAAAAATGGATCAACTGAGTTTCTAATGCCAATTTTATCTTCTTGGGTAGATAAAGAACTAAAATTATCTACAAAGAAACCTGACTTAAATCTATTGATACCTGCGGAATCCAATATTTGTAAATTTGAAGTTTCAGTTTCTAATAAAGATAAAGTTGTATAATATTCTAAATTTTTAATTCTAGTTTCTAATTTTGAGATATCAGACATTTGATATCTCTTGTGTTCAAATATTGTTATTGATGCTTTCTTAGTATCATAAAGATATGGAGGAAGAAAAACAGTAGCAATTTCTAAAGAATCCTCTACTGGTTGTGGTGCCTTGGGATTTTCATCAGGTATACCAGTTTTAACTATAAAATTTTTATTTTTATCAACAAAAATTCTATCTATTCTTGGCAAATAAAAATCATAATCTAAAGGTATTGACTCATCGGATGCTAAAATATCAGATGCACTGTTTCCCTGCTGATTAAATTTTCTACCTTGAAACTCAAATGGAGATCTTGCCCCTTCAGAAACAACATAATCAGAAACTCTAGGTCTTATATCAATTATATCAGTCACCCTATACCCATTATGGACAGGTATATCATTTTTATAATCAAACAATTGATATGAACTTGCAGTTGTTATATCTCCATCATCTTGCGAATCATAATATGCATATTCAAAGAATATTTTTATCTTTGCTTGAGGTTCTAAAATTCCTTCTTTTCTTACAATTTTACCATAATCATAAAAAGTATCATTTTGACCAGTATCATATGTAAAAGATTTTGTAATATTTTTACTAGGAGTTTCTAAAGAACTTATTACAGCAATAGTTCCAGATTCTTTAAACTCAACTATTTCTCCAACCTGGAAAACCGCATCATTTTGATATATTAAAGTTATTTGATTAAAAGAAATTCTTTCTGCAAAAATAGCAACTGCATTACTACGCTTACCTACAATTTTTTCTCCAATAACCAAGTCAGATGTTGTTGAAGTTGAATTTATTATTGTGGATAAAACTGCTTTAGGGGCAGAAGGGTCAGAAATTCCTAAAGACTCAAAAATTCCATGGACTTTTATTACATCAGGAACATTTAAACATATTTCTCTGTCTTGAACTCTAGTTCCATATGGATAATTCCCATATTCTAAACCATCGTTTCTAGTTGCTGTTCCAATTCCAGATGTAGTAACTGTAGATTTATCAACGATTAAGGTTTTAACTCTAGTTTTTTTCTTAACTTTAGATTTAATATTTGTCTTTCTTAAGGTTGCAATTAAGATTGCTCCAGTATCATTTTCTGCAGTCAATCCTTTTATTTGCAATTCTTTACCATCAGTAGAAACTTGAACTCTATCTTCGGATAGTGGTTCTATAGATCCACCAGAAGTGAATAAAGCATATCTTTCTTCATCATAAGGCAAAAATGCTTGATTTGATCCAGATGGAATAGTTTCTGTTGCATAATTTGTTATGTTAACATTATACTGTTTTCTAATAATTAAACTAGAATTTGTAAGATTTACATTAGATACATTTTTCTTTGATAAAGGCGCATATAATGTATTGCTTAATCCTGGTAAATAATTACTATTCAATACAGATAAATCTAAAACTGAAATATTTTGATCGGGAAGACCTCCTTCGCAAACACCTACGACAGTAGATACTCCAACAATTTTTACTAATGTAGACAAATTATTATTGTCTGTTACTTCAGTAACTTTCGCATATTTTTTGACACCTAAAATATCAGAATCAGTAAAACTAACTATATCATTTACTTTTAAATTATCTAAGTATTCAACGCCAGGTATTACAATTGTGGAAATTCCTGCAGAACTTGCAGTAATTGAACAAATTCCAATAATATAAGAACTTGACAGTACTGTGTCGGCATTAAAAAATGAAGAAGAATTTGAAGAATATATTGATTTTACATCTGATATGCCATAAGAAGTAACAGCAACAGCAACCCTACTATTTCTTATTCCATCAAAAGTAAATGATTCATTCTTCAAAAATTTACCATTGACATTATAAAGAGTAAGAGAAGTTGTATTTGTTGCAGTGTCTTTCAAATATCCAGTTGCACCACTTGAATTGCCTATTACATAAGTTGGTACAGTTAATGATATTGGTTGATTTAGTGTAATTTTTGTATATGTTTGAATATCATAAAGAGATAGATCCCATCGGTTTAAATCTAGAAAAGAACTATAAGATCCTTCTTCTAAAGCAAAATCAAATACTCTAGCAACTCCAATTTCATCTCCAGAAGATGAAGATGCTACTTCTCCAATTCTACTATCTCTTAAACTAACAGTATATGTATTTCCAATGCCAATAGTTGGAGATCCATTAACTCTATTAACTGCCACTGTAGGGCCAGTATAATATAAAACAGATTCAACACCAGAATTTTTTATCGTTCTTGTTTTTGGAATATCTAAAAATGTAGGAGAATTTATTTCAACTTCATATCCTCTTACATATGCTTTTCCTGGTGAAACTTTATATATTGCAAGTTCTTCTGAAGCTGCATTACCTTGATAAGTTCTTTTACCCTCAGAAAAAATGCCATTATTTCCTAATCTATCATTCAAAGACTCTTCACAACTTACTTGGAATCTTTTTACATAATAATCACCAGATTCTTCAAATGTTCTCTTTGCGAATTTATCATTAATTAAATTATATAAAGTATCATTTGGAGTATCTCTTAATATACCCCCTTGAACTCTAGCAATTTCTATAAAGTTTTGATTATTATTATCATCTAATGGTTTTTTATCTAAAAATGCAGTTATTTTTAATCTATCTGCTCCAGGAGCCGCATAATTATTAAATCCTCGTGCATTGTCAGTTAAAGTTTCATCAAAAGAAGATGATATAATTTCCTCTAATACAGTAAATCCAACTCTATAGTCTGGAGTATTAGTGTATTGATCTAGTATTAAAGTTTGAGTAGGTACAGTTACAAAATGCCCTCTGAGATAATATACCCCAGTTGAAACTGTAAATGATGAACCAAATGAATTAGAATTTAAAATAACTGTAGAAGCAAAAGCATCTCCAGAAACAAAAGCACTATTTGATGTTACTAAATTTTCCTCAACAATTAAATTTTCTCCATCCTCAAAGAAAAAACTTTGATTATTTTGAGTACTTGCATTTAGATAACTAACATATATGGTTGCATTTCCTCTTTCCGATTCATTTGAGGTTAAAGTCTTATCTACAATTGCAGTTATTCCAGATCTTTCTCCTCTTATTTTTACACCGACCAATGCATCAATATATGATGATACATTGACACCTAAAAATTCATTATTGAGTTCTACCGCATTATAAAAACTATTGTAACTAGTTTGCCCAGGAATGACTTTGGCACCTTCTTTGAAGATGTGATCGCCAAATTTTTCAATTTGATTTTGTAGTATTGACTGTAATGTAGTTAATTCTCTAGCTTGAACAGGATATCCAGGTTTAAAAAGAACCCTGTAATAATTTTTATTTTGATCAAAATCATCAAAATATGGTGATACATTAAGATTAGTTTCCTGTGGCATAATTCGTTAAAATTGCAAGACAATTTTGATATTTTCTCTTTGATTTTGTGATCTGGTAATGGAAGGTCTATTATCTACATAGATAATATTTCCAGAATTTTTTTTAACTTCTGGGTTTGACACCCCATTCACAAAAGACTGTCCAAGTTGATATGTCCTATTATTTATTACCGTAGCAATACCTGCATTTGTACTAGATCCAAAATTAGTATCAATTTGCAAGTTAATTGTTCCTCCTTGAATAATCAATGAACCTCCTGAATTTGGACTGGAAGTAAACTTATTTACTTGAAATCCGTATGTTGGAGATTCATCTTTACTCCCATCATAATTAAATCCATACAGGGATCTATCCTGCCAATACTTTAATACTCCAGTATTTGAATCATAAGAAATTACTTTCCCCACAGCAGTAACACCGACACCAATAGTTTGTGTTATTAGAGAATCTGGAGTAAATCTTGCATTTTTAAAATCATCTGGGTCAGATATTCCAACCAATTTCAATGCATTTAATGCGCTTGCTTTTTCTATGCTTAAGTAAGAAACAGAACCATATTGCTCAGGATTTTGAATTATACCTATTCTTGAAATTTCATTTCCAACAATAAAATCTGGATTTTCTGTGTCATTTTCAATCTTAGAATAAACCATAGCATAATATGCACCTAGTTCTCTTTCAATGTCATATCCATGACCACCTTTAGGGGGTATGATTACATCAAATGAGGGTAATACAGTATTTGATTCTATGTTGATTCCACTATTTTCAATATCAACAGTTCCGTAGGTATATCCAGATCCTCCATTTGAAACTGTTATTGATTGAACTTTTGAGTCATTATCAATTAATATAATAGCAGTAGCTCCAGTTCCATCTCCTTTGATTGGAACATCTGTATAAATTGTATTTCTTGTGCCTATTTTTTGTCCTCTATCTTTTATTAAAATAGTTTTTAATTGCCCACTAGTCATTGCATTATTTTTTATCAATGAAGTTTGTGGATCTAATCCCCAATTTTTAGGAACAGGAATAAAATTGGTGCTATCAAATCTAATAATATCGGATGGATTGACAGTGAACAAATATTTCCAAATATAACCATCGCCACTATCACCAGCAGCCCTTGGTTCTAGGTCTGTAAAAACTGGTTCATCCAAAGAAGGTCTTCCATTTGGATTTTCTGGACTTATACCATTATTTAAACATACATAAACACGATATTCACTATTTAAAACATAAAAATTTGATGAATATAGACTAGTTGCTAGTGAAGGAATTGATCTATTCTTTCTACTTATATCATGTCTATACATGTCATAAGTAACTCCACTTTCCCAAGTGACTTTTCTAACACATTGTTTTACATCTTCTTCCTTTATCTTTTTTAAGGATATCATTGTATCCCAATAATCATTTTCATCATCAAAAGAATCTTTTGGTGCAGGAGGACTATCATTCCAATCTGAATCATAATCAGATGAATTTGGAAGTCCTACAAATACATAATATGATTCACTTTCCGAAGAAAATCTATTGACAAAATTTTTTGCCTTTGATATTCTTAATTGATCGGTAATTATAGCTGGCATTTTTTATTTTTTTATCTATTTATGCAAAATAATTTGAATATTTTAATGGATTGTATCTTCTAACAATTGTAGAAGATGTTATTCCAACTGGATAAGATTTAAATTCTTTTGGAGATCTTCTTCTTAAGGATATAATCTTACCCCAACTATAATCTCCAAAGTATTCTCCAAATGATTCGTCTATTCCATCTAAATTACTAACTTTAGTTAAAATAGTATTTACATAAGTAACACCTATTCCAGGTATATTTTTCAATCCTATACTATAATCATACACTTGGTAAACATTATCAATAAAATTCGTACTAACTCCAATAGAGGTATCATCATTTTTTAATGAATCTATATTATTACCTATATTTGAATTAGAAATTGTAAAATAGTAATCGGTTTTAATTCCACTGATTCCTGTAGTTGCTATTCCAACTCTATTTACTAATTGATCTCTAATATAAGAATCTACAGGAATATAAAAGTCAAAATAAATGCCAAAGATTCCTCCACCCATTGAAGTTGTTCCAATACCAATTATAGATCCAAAATCACCTTCATATGAAATATCATCAATTAGTTCATATGAAATTGAAGGTTCTTCTATGATAGCAGTTGGAGGATTAGTTGGAGTATATCCAGATCCTGGATTAACTATAGTTATCGTTGTTATTTCTCCATTGGAGTTTATACTTGTAGATGCAGTACATGTAGATCCACTTCCTATAGGTATAGGTGATGAAATTGTAATGGATGGACTTTCAGTATAACCAGTTCCAGAATCTATAATTTGTATATTACTTACGGAGTTTGAAACTACTACAGGAGATGCAATTGCAGGTCTAAGTGTTTCTTGAGAAAGCAGTAAAATTTTATCTTGAAAATTTTCTGATAATTCATATTCATTAGAACTATCAAAAAATGTTTTAATATTTTCTACAAAAAATTCAGTACTTGAAGAACTTACTGGTTGGATTAAATAGGTTTCTGGGAAAATTAAAGGTTCATAAATTATCCTATCTTTTGTAACTTCATTTCCATTAATAAATTTGTCATCAGTTTGGCGACACCAGATCATAGGTCTACTTAAATCTTGATCTGTTGATATGCCTTCACCTCCATATATGTTTGTTCTGATAGTATCTGAAGTTATCACTTCTTCTACTGTTCTAAAGTCTTGATTCAGTTCATCTAATCTATCATAAATTCTGACATTATCACCTTCCTTTATGGTCTCTAAAATATCAAAATCTCTAGTGTCAACATCTTTAGTTCCTCTATAGAACAAGATCCTACATTTATCTTCTTTCTTAGGAGGTTCAGTAAAACTAATAAGACTTCCTCCTCTTATATCATAAGATTTTTTAGGAGTTTGTAGAATATTATTAATTGTAATAATTAAATTTGCTGAAAGGTCAATATCATAACCAATTCTAGGTCTAATTGAAACTCTATTTCCATTTATTGATATCGGAAATATCTTTCTTTCTCCATCAAAAAAAGTATCAATATTATCTATTACTTGCAACTCTCCCAATGACCATCCATTAAATTCATCATTCCTAACATCAGTTACAAATATTTTAAATTCTTCAAATTGTAAATCAGTGTTAGTGGGAACTCCAACCTGGCCACCAATATCAAAAGTCAATATATCACCAGATTTATATCCAAATCCCAAATTTCTAATATCAAAACTTATTACACTTGATCCTTGTCCAACAACTACATCTATTGTTGCTTCTGTTCCAACTCCAGGTTGAGAAGAAGAACTATATCTTAATGGTAAATTCCAATATGATAGAGGTGAATCAAAAATCACTTGTGGAGGACTTGACATTGTATACCCAGACCCAGGATTTGTTATATTAACACTTATAATAGTTCCATTTTGTATTGAACCTATACCAATATACTCAATTTGACTGCTTTCAGTTCTTACCCCAACCCTCACAGAAGTTTGAATTCCAGATCTATAACCAGATCCATTATTTCCAATAACAATTGATTGTATAGTTCCTGCAACTGAAACTATTGCTGTTCCACCAGCAGATACTAAAGGTTGATACCCAAATCCTTCAGTTGAACCTACTGAGAATATTATCCCACCCCTAGGTAATTGTGAGGTATTTACATCATATGATACAGAAGCGGCTGCGCCCACGAAAGTAACTGAACTAATTCCAGCACTTTCTTCAATGAAGAAATCATTTTCTAATGGTACTCCTGACAATCTAGATGGAGTTTGTATTATATCATTAATTAAAATAATTGAATTATCTGTAGAAAAATCGGAAATATTTTCTCCGTTTGAAGTTAAAGTGAAAGATCTCTTATATCCATCAAAGGATTCATTTAAAGAGTCAAATAAGTAATTAGTTTTATATGCTTCCTCATTTCCTAAAGGAATTCCAGATCTTAAAAATACTCTTCCACTAAATTTTGATCTTACATCAAGATTAGTATATTCTAAATCTGATCCAGAAATATTTTCATTCAATCTATCAAGTTCATTTCCATATGGAGCAGATATGAAATATAAAATATTTTCAATAATATTATAATTACCTTGAAATTTTGTAATGGTTGATCCTATGGAGTGAGCAGTTGCAGGAGTTCCTAATACCGCTCTTTCTACTTTTATCTTACTTTCAGAAATACCACCAGTAGTTGTTACTCCAACCGAATATATTTTCATATATTCGTTATCAATTTTAATTAAATCACCTCCCTTAAAATTAGAAATATTATCTAATTCAAAAATAGGACTAAATCTTGTAATTGTTTCATTTAAAGAAGCTGTTATTCCAGTAGAAACTACTGGAGATTGAATTACATTGTCTAATGTTATTAAACATTTTTTATTCTGATTTTTAGATATAAACTTGTGCTGACCCACTCCTAAAGAATTTATAATTAGTGGTTTAGGTGGGTCTGAGAGTGCATTTTCTGCAGTAGATGCAACTCTAATATCAATATTAGATATTTTAATCACATATAGTTTTTTGGGAAGAATAGTTGTTGATACTCCAGAAATAATAGTAGAAGCAATTCCTATAGGAACATCTTCATTTTCCTCATCATAAAAATATTCTATTTCTTCTCCATTTGAATAAAAATTATCAATAATTCTTATAGTATTTGAAGGTATTCTTACCACAGAAGAGGAGTCAGATTGTATTGGGCGTTCAAATATCAATAAATTATTATAAGTTAATAAAAATGAGTTAACTTCTCCAAGTGTAGGATCTCTATATTCACCGGAAGAAGAAGAAAAAGAAAGATTACTCATACAGTTGTGACTCCATCTTGACTGTTAATTCCTATAATTGAACTTAATATTTTAATTTCATAACTAATATCTTCATATGGAGTAAAGTAAAGTTCAAAATTTCCATTGGTATTGTTAATTTCAGAAGTAAATTCACCTATAGAACCATCAAAATTCAATACACCATATTCAACGACTAAAGATTCTTGTATTGAATTATTTAATAGAGTAGTCATTTCAATAAATTCAAATTTATTATTTGTTTTATCTTCAATTAAAATAATATTATAAGTTGCCGAATATCTAGTAGAATGATTAAAGACTAGTTTTTCTTCTGGAGTTCCTCCAGTCATTGAAGTTGAAATAAAATTGGAAGTTAAATCATTTCCTAAAATATCCAAACTTCCTTCAGTAGTATTAGTAGAGTCAATAGAAGTAATAATAGCATTCACGAATAGTGAATTTCCAACTCCAACACTTGGATGTAATTTTAATACTAGTTCATTACTCTCAATAGATGAACTAAATGTAACTATTCCAGATGTATGACTTGAACTAAAATTTGTATTATTTAAATCGCCATAATCATTAATCAAAACATCTGTATTATTGTGAAGTAAACTTATCTCATCAAATTGATAATAAGAATCTTCTTTATCTGAAATAGTAATTAGTATTTTATATGATCTTTGAGATGTAGATATTCCAGGAAGAGAAATAGGATCAGTCTCATTTTCTGCAATGATTGTATTTACATACTGAATTTTAGCAATGTCACCAATTTCTAGTGTGGTATTACCAACACCAACCAAGGTATCGCCAATTCCGAATGAAAATGTGTTATATTTGTAAATCTTTCTTTCTGTAATTGAAGGGTAATAAAGCAATTGCCCAAATCTATCAATTTCGGTTTGGAAGTCAAAATAACCCAATGAATCTTCACTAGAAATTATAGCATATTGATTTAAAAATCCATTTACATCATCATGCAACAAAGAAACAAGTAAACATTCTGATCTAGTTGGATCTAAAATATCATAGACATATACAAAATATTTTTTGTAACGAATATCTGCTAATTCAAAATTATCAATAACTTGGAAATTTCTTGGTTCTGTTGTAGTAAATTTATCAGAGATATCATCTATTACTAAAACTCTATTTCCTATAGATTCAATATAATCCTGAAGTATTCTAGAATCAAAATAAATTTCATTAGATTTTATTTTATTATTTGTTATGAAATAATTTTCAGATACGAGGTCAAAGTCATGGACACAATTAAAATTAATAAATTCTGATGATACACTTTCCGAATAATAATTTCCGAGATCTTGTGATGTAGATATTCCTGTATTAAAATTCTCATCTTGTACTAAAAGATCACTAAATCTTTTGAAACCAGAAGTATGAGTTATGTTACCAACAACATCATTCCACTTATTGATGTCAATCGGAGATTCTACGGAATATGAAAAATACTGATAATAATCACTATCATATATTCTTTGATTATTGTTATTTAAAAATCCGGTTTCTAATTTCCATCCCTGTTTTACAGTTGCATTTGATTTGATATCCAGATAAGTGTCAAATGATATTATATTCTCAATAATTGCCTTTACATTAGATGATTGTCCAACTAAAATATCACCAACAGTAAAATCTTTATTTGAAATAACTTTTAAGTAGTTATTTTCATTATCCCACCCCTTTACTATACCAGAATTATTAGATGAGACTACCGTTTCATCTTTACTAAATTCAATAACTTTTAAGTTTGAATTAAATTCTGGAAGATAATTTTTAGGTATTACAGTTCCTTTAGAAAATCTAGTATCATAATCTCCGGGGATTTCTTCAGATCCTAAAAGATTTTCTAGACTATATGTGAAATTAGCACCACTTCCTCCAAAATTTGGAGTTAAAGTTTTAATTTTAAATAACCTATATCCATAGTTTTCAGAGTTGTATCCTTTATCATTCTCAGATTCTACACTAACATTTTCAATTAATACTTCTTCTCCAATAGAAAATGGGAAAGTAGATGGATCATTATATTGACCTTCAAGTATAACTGTAACATCTTTAGAGATATTATCATAAAAAATATCATTGATTAAAAATCCATTATCATTATTGATAGGAATTATTGATGGTTCTAATTCACTAATACCCTTTGTATTTTGTATTATGGAAACCTTATTAGAATCAATGTCATATTTCAACTGCACATCATCAACAACCTCATTTGTTATTCCATCCAATACAATTAAATCAGGATTAGATATGTAATTTTTTCCTCTGCTTGTAACTTCAATATAGTCAAAAGTATTAAAAGGTAAAATCTTAAGTATTGATGGGAATATGCACTTTGGTCTGACAGTAGTATCAAGAGAATAATTAAATCCAATATCTTTAATCTTCACATTATTGGAACTTACATTTCCAATAGTACTAGTAAAGATTTCTAAAATAGCACCACTACCATTTTCACTAATAATTTCTTTTACTTTTGGTACTTTTTTGTATAATTTTTTAGAATTATTTACGGAAACTTTTGATATTCCTCCAGATGTATTTGGAGAATCAGTTTCATAACTAATAATAGAATTATCACTGTCATAAACTAAAGATTCTACCGGATTGGTTGTATTAAACAAGAATGTATTTGTAGTATAATCTATAATTTGCTGTTTACCTTGAATTTCACTATTAATTAATAAAATTTTATTATGCTCTATTTGCTCTTTATCAATATAAATTTCCTTTTTATTTGGAGGGGTATTCAGCAAATCAATTGGAATCAATGAATAGTATAGATCATTTGGTAAATTTTTGGTTTTTAAAGTAATTGTTGAAGTACTTCCTATTCCAATAGATCCCGATTTTATCAGATCAAAAGTTCCAAATTCATTTTTAAAATTCTTATCATAGAATAATTTTAGATCAAATGCAGACTTACTTAATTGTCCAGATCCATATGATAAAGAAGAATCTGAAACATCAAATATAATATCTTGATATTTTATAATTTCTATTCTTGGATTTATAAGGGATAATTTTCCTTGACCAAGTGAAGTCAAATCTATTAAATTTGGCAACTCTTTTCTAGATTCAAATAAATTATCACACAAACCTATAGTATTAGTGTCTATTATGACAGCATAATACATTTTATTATTCACTAATCCTCCAATAGGAGAATCTTCAGTATAAATTAATTTTTCTCCAGTCTTAAATTTATGGTTTGAAATTTGAAGAGTATTATTTTCTAGGTTTATATCTTCAACTATTCTAGGATTTACTACAAATCTTCTATTTTCTTCATTATAAATTAATTTTATCGTAGTTGAAATTCCAGATTCTACATTAATGTCTACTATTTCTTCTAAAGTTAGTTCATGTGGTTCTGATGTAGAAACAATACTAATGTTTTGAGATAAGACACCACTCAAAATATTTGGATAATCAGTTTTAAAACTATGATAAGTATTGGTTCCAATTCCAGAAAAATAAACAATACTATTAGTTGTTGTTCCTATTCCACTAACTTCTCCATCTTCATTAATTGAAACTGGTTGTGTTGAAATTCCTATTAAGTCATCACTTAATCTTACTGCATATACGACACTATTTGATTCTAATTCAAAACTATTTACTGAGTCTATAGAAATTGATATTGGAGATCCTTCATAGGAATTGTAAATAAGTTTATCGTTTGTGTTTATTCTATTTTTAGGTAAGTATATGGATTTTGTTGGAATATTTAAAACATTCCACTTATTCAAATTAGCAGTAATAACTGTTCCTGGAAAAGATGATGAATCAAAATCAATTTTTATTAAAGTACTTCCTATTGAAACAATTTCTTTTCTTGTTGTGTTGTACTCTACATTTGAAGCATTTACTATATCAACATACCCACCAGAAGAATACTTACTTATGTCTGATTGATTTTTAAAGTAAATTGTTGTTTCTACACCTTTCTCTATTGTAATAGGAGTATTAAATGCATTTACTGAGAAAAATAAAGTTGATGATATCCCTACTCCAGAGGTTAATCCCAATCCAACAGAAATTTTAGGATCAAAATAATACTCATCATTTGCTCTATAATTATGAAAATTAGATGTTATTCCAGTATTGAATATAACCTTTCTTGACAAAGAGGTTAATTCATCTCCAGCACTATGAGATGTGCTAATACTTGAGTTTACTGATCTTAAAACTCTTAATTGATAATTGACACGATCAACATTTAAAATCTTAACTACTTCAGATCCAATTGAGTATAAATCATTTTCTTTTATTATAAAATCTAGATCTCCATAAATTCTAAAACTTGTTACAAACCCAGTAACATTAACATCATTTACATCTTCTGCCAAAGATAGAGTATTTTGTATGACCTGAATTCTGTCTACTTTTTTATACTCATACTTTGAAGTTAATGTAACTAAAGAATTATTATACAAATTATGAGGAACTGAGGAAATTCCTATAAATTCTCCTGTAATCTCATATGGATAAAATTCAAAAATATCAGTGGTAGTTGTGTATGATGTTATTGAAGATATATTTTTTCCTTTGATTTTAGTTACTCTTCCATTAATAAACCCATCGTCAAATATAATGGGATCACGAACTTTATAGTCATCTCCAGGATTAACAATATTAATGAAATCAATAGTTCCTGAAGTTGTAAACTCAACTTCAAGATCTTGTTTTTTATCTTCAAATGGTTTGGGAATATATTCATAACCACTTCTATCATTTAAGAGATTGTAAGGAGTAGTATTTCTTAGTAACTTTTTATCTCCAAAAATAGTCTCATCAAGAATTGTTTGTTGATTGAAATTAAATTGTATTTGTTCACTTCTATAAAAATTTCCTATAACATAAGGAAAAACCGGAGTTTTATAGTTTAAAAATGGACCCTCGCCAGTTCTTTCTGTGAAAGTGGAAAAATATGCATAAGTCCCATCAGGGAACTCTGGTGTTTTACAGTATCTTCCATTAGATTCATCCAAATCACCACTATTTGTAAATTCATAGTCTTCAATAAAAAATCCTAATGGATATATTTCAGCACTTGGTCCAAATAACCTAGTACTCTTTTTAGTATATCCACTCTTCATCAATTTAATAGGACCAGAATTTCCCGATGCAAATCCATAAGGACCATATATGGGATTTCCATCATATGCCCATCCAATTATTGGAGAGTGTATAATTGAGTTTATTTCTTTATTTGAAGTGTCTAGTTGTAAATCAGCAATATAATTTTGGTTAGTATTTTCTGAGGTTTTTAAATATACTGATGATCTTAAAGATCTAGATGGATATAAATGAACATATTGAAGGCCATTTAATCCATTAATTATTATTCCATCATCCGAATATATTTTTTCTTTTTTGATATACTTTTCTACTAAATTAATTCTCCATGATTTAATAATAGATTTAAATTTTGCATTATTCCCAGGAACAAGTACACTTAAAAAAGTACCTTTTTGAGTATATCCAAATCCTCCAGAAATAACCTTAACCTCTACAATAGATCCATTTGAAACAACGGGAACTAAAACAGCACCAAATCCATCTCCATTAATAATTATGTCAGGAACTCCTTTATAATTTAATCCAGGTGATTGAATAATAACCTTTTTTATTGCTCCATTATCAATTATGGGGGTCAATTGTGCCCCACTGCCCTCAAGTAAAGAAATACTTGGTTGCCTATCAAAATTTATAATATCAGGAGATCCATAACCTACTCCACCATTTTCTACAAATACAGACTGTATTTTTCCTCTAAAAACAGGAACCACTTTTCCATAATACTCCTGTGCCAATGTGGAGGAAGTTCCAACTTTACCATTAAGAATTACAGTTATTGGAGGATAATTAAAATAATGATTAAAAGATTCTGGATTAATAGTAAAATTAATATATTTTTTATTATTAAAATATAGTTGTGGATTATTATCTGGTCCAGTTTCTGATAATTTTACTTCATTATTTGAAATTTTTGTAACATAATATGATTGCGAAGAAGTCAATCCAACAATCGGGGAATTTTGCGGATAATATACAATTATTTCACCATCAGAGTATCCATGATTAACTATAGTTAAAGTGTCAGATGCCGTGCTTATCCCTGAAATTTTAGTTTTTTTATTTTGATAACCTATTCCTGAAGATATTATCTCAACAGAACTTATTTTTTTATTGGAAGAAGTTGATCTAAAAGAATGAACACCAAAACCTTCTTCATAAAATATGACGGTGTTTATTCCTGAAATGGCATCTTGTAAACTATTATGCAATTTAACTTTAAAAGAATCTACTATGGAAACATAGTATTCTGAATTTGTGTTTATTCCAAGAACACTTTTTTGATTATTTGTGGTATAAATTACCCTTTCATAATTTTTAAACCTATGATGTTCAGAAAAATCAATAATATTATTCGTAATATCAACAGTTTGTGAATTAAACTCCGGAGAATTGATTGAGTCAATTAGTCTAACTTTCGCCTGAGCACCAAAACCATTACCACCACTTATGGTTATCTTTGGTTCTTCAATATAATCAAATCCAGGATCAATAACATCTATTCGTTTTAATTCTCCTATTACCGAACAATATGCATTACATCCAGTACCAATCAAATCAGTTACTGATAATTGAGGTGGGTTAATTACATCATAATCATTACCTTGTGATGTAACAACTATTTCTTCTATTGGACCATAAAAAATCTTATCTGTAGACTTATAATTTAATAATTCAACACCATTTACAAAAATCCCAGTAGTACCGTTATCAGTTTCTTTTCTATCCGAAACTAGTTCTGTTTTTGTTATTTTTTTGAATAGATTTTGTGACTTCAACTTAAATGAATTCAAGTTGACATCAGCAAATCTTAAAAGTTCTAATCTAGATTGGTTTAAATTTCCAGTAATGGTGATATAATTTTCTTTAAAAATATTTTCTTTACTTCTTGATAATTTGATTGTATTAGTATCTTCAACTTTTACATAATAAACTGATGTTGTTAGTCCAACTCCGTCTATCTTAATATTACTCTCAGGAGAAGGTCTAAAAATTATAGCATCTCCAGTATAATAACTATGATTTAAAACATTACTATTTCCAGTCGTAATAGAATCAATTACTATTATTTCATTAGATTCTGGTAAAGTTACATCAACAAATCGGTAAGAAAAATCATCTATATTAATCGGAGTATTTAAATAACTTGGTAAAGAAGAGGAACTGACATATAAAGAATTGTCAAAATCAATATATGTATTTTGTACATTTGTATTATAAGTTTTATAGGTTTCTATTGTATCTGGATCAGAATTAAATACTGTATTTTGATTAACATTGAGTTTTGATATTCTTTTTCTTATTTTAGATGCTAAACTTAAAGAGGGAAATTCCTGTTCATTTTCAGGATTTATTTTTGTTACTTTAGAAATAATTTGCTTTGAATTATTAATTTCAGAAACTATTCCATAATATTTTGTATTAGTAGAGAAAAATATTTCTAATTCATCTCCTTTAACAAAATTATGATTATCAAATAAAGTTATTTTTAAATCAAGAATATTTGTATTTTGTGTGGGACTTAAATCCTCAATACTTTTAATATCATAATTTGTTGAAATATTAAAGAACCAGTTATTTTCTCTTACTCCCTTACAGTCTTCTCCAAGAGTTTTAATGCTTATCACATCACCTTGCTCATAATAAGCATTCGTATTAAAAGAATCAATTCCCGATATAACACCAGTTATTCTTACTCTAACTTCTTCATTATTTGAATTAAAACCATATGCATAATTATTAATTTTTACTTCTGTACCTTCAGGTATTTCAATGGAAGGTATACCGCTACATCCTAAAAATTGATTTATAACTTTTGAAGTGTAAGTGATAATATACCTTGTTTCAAAATCACCTTCTAAATTTAAATCAACAACTAATTCTCCGGAGTCTGGAAATCCTATTGTAGAATCTACATCCAAATAAGTTAAATTTGGAAAAACTCTACTAGTTAAAATTGTTTTAGGGTGAATTTTAAAATCACTTTTAATTGATCCAAAAACATCAATATCTTTATCATAACCAGAATCTAAACTTATAGTGTAATAAATTTTTCCGTTTCTAGAAATTCTTTTCACATCTGATATGGTTCCTCTAGAATCGGAAAATATTCCACTAGAATCTTTATCTTGATAAAGAGTACCATTAATTAATTCTAAAGGGTCTCCAGAAACAGACTCTACGACTAGATCTTGTGTTACTCTAAATTGAGCATCGGATGGTTGTATAAGGTAATCTCTTGGTAAGATTATTTTTGGAATAACTCCATATAATGCTCCAAATAAAATTTTAAAAGAACCTTCAGTTCCCTTTGAAGTATAAAGATTGTTTGATTGTTTTATAAAAAGTCTTTCATTTAAAGATTCATAGAAATCTTTATTTTCTAATCCAGGAACAATTTGCTTTTTAATTTTAATAAAAAACTCTTTTAAAAATAAAATGCTGAGATTGAATACTTTAGTTTTTTCTTCAGAAACAATAGATAAATGTTCGGAAGATTCACTTTCAGTAAAAATTAATTGATCTTCCCTTATGTTATCTTTAAGTGATGTTATTCCACTAAATCCTCTAATACACCCCAAAAATGAGGAAGAAGTTTTATTTGTATAGGTAATAATCTCATCATCAATTAAAAGTAATCCATAAGAATCTGGAAATCCTTCAGTTGAATCTACTAAAATTTCAGTATCAAATAAAGTAAGATCGGCATTTAAATTAGTAAATTCGGTTAAATTTGTTAAATTATCAATTTTTATATAATTATCAATATTTTGAATTATATCTGAAGCACTACCTTGAGATTCTAAGGACAAATAATATTGAGATAGAAACTCAGATACAAGAGGATATTCTTCTCTTATAAATTCTGGAAGTTGATTTTCAATAATTGAACTAATTTTAATTCTGTTTTCTAGCATTTTAACTTCTTACAAGATCTCCATTTGTATAACTTGATGTAATGATAAAATCTGATCCGGAAATATTAGAACCAGATGATATATTATCAGAAATCATATTAACTATACTATTATTAATATCTATCACGATGTACAATTCGTTTTTTCCAATAATATCATTTGACCTAGGTGTTACTGATATTTGAATTACCGAATCTTCCCCATTAATTTTTGAGGTTCTTGAGATATTTACTGGATTTAAATTAATATCACCCTTTTCATAATCAATTGTTCCAACATTTCTTCTTACAATTTCGTATTCAGTGTCACTTATTAATCTAAAAAATGAAATTGATCCAGTTTTTCCATCAGAATTTGGAAAATCTGTCATGTACAAGGTATTAGAATTACCATTAACATTAAATCCAGAAGATTTAATGTTAAATCCTCTTTGATTTGCATATATTGGATTTCCATAGCAAATTAAATAACTAGCAAATTTGTTTATAGAGATTTTTACGTCTCTTCTCACTTTAATTTTTGTAATATTTGAAGTTATTGCTTGATTGCTATCATCAATTAGTTTTAAAAATTTACTATATTTAAATCTAGCTGCATAATTATTTAAATTTTCTTTTGAATATTTGACAATATTATTCATAATAATAGTTTTTAATTCACTTGGTTCTGAAAATAAATTTTGATTGTAGTATACTGAACTATCAATTTCAATATAAAGAAATTTCAAATCAAGTATTTCTGTAACTATTCCTGCTACACTATATTTTCTTAATTCTCTTTTAAGATTATCTTTTATTAAATTTGGAACAAATGGCCCAAATTTTGGTTTTATTGATATAAAAACCTTACCAAAATTTGGAGGATCTAATTCTTCTCCACCAAAAGCAGAAACAGTTTCAGTTTCTGGATAAATTCTTGGAATTAATGCCTCATAGTCATTTGCAGTTACTGCTCTATTTTGAGAAGAATAAATTCTTGGAGCATAATTTCGGATTGAATTTACAGATTCAAGTTCACTTCCACTTTGAGATGGAGAAATTGTAGTAACCAAAGAAATTCCACTAAAAACACGATTGTTATTATTAGTAACTATTCTGCCAGCAAAATTGAATGATGATATTCCATTTCCAGATTCTCCATTAGTAACCACATATGAAGCATCAATATAATTTTGATTATCTAATTTCTTCCCAAAAATATCATCACCAAATATTAATTCATATCTTTGATCTTCTATTTCTTGAATAAAGAATACTTTTGATTTGGGAGTTACATCAAATAAATTATTAGATAATGTAAATTTTCTTTTTATTGTACTCGTTTGAGTATCACTAACATTAATTCTAATAGTTGATGTATCAATATTTGCATTATTCAAAATAAATTTTTGATTTGGATTATTTGCATCTACAGTAAAATTTTGTGTAATATATACACCCTCTACTACCTGAATATTATCAAATAATGCAACATTGCCGACTACTGGAACTGTAATATCATCTGTGATTGAAAATGTATAACTTTGATTTCCAAAGGTATTTGAAGTGCAGACAAGACCCTTTTTGAGAGTTAGACTTACAGGATTCTCAGTCAATAAGGTAGTATCTACAAAGAATGAAATTGATGCTCTTGATGCTGTTCTTGATCTGGGAACATATCCGATGTTTCGTGCGAGAGAAACAACATTTTCACGAAGAGTAGCACTATCAATAAAAACCTCATTGCTAATCATATTAGCATTATATGAGGTTATATAAGTGTTATATGCTAAAACATCAATTAGAGTGGATAAATTTGATCCTTCAAAGTCATAGTCAGTAAAATTTGAATTCGCTCGTAAATACTCACGAATAGTGCTTTTTATCTGATCAAAATCTAAATTAGTAAAGTTAACTAATGCCATTATCGTGTTGGCTGAAGTGCGAATGATAACTGTTGTGGAAGAACATCAATTCCTACAATTCTATATTGTATTGTTACATTAAATTCATTTTCTTCATAATTTGGAGAAACTATCACATCAATTAATTGTACTCTTGGTTCATAATTATTAATCGTGTTAATGATCTCATCCTGAATAATTGATGCTGATAGCCCATCAATATTTTCAAATAGGGTTTTACCTACTCGTGATCCCAGATTTTCATTAAAAAATCGTTCTCCTGGTTGGGTAAGTATAAGATTTCTCACCGATCTTGCAATTGCAGTCTCATTTCTGAGCGCAATTAGATCAAAATTCAGGGGATTTACCTGAAAAGTCATGCTTAAATCTTTAAATCCTTTACTTACCCTTTCTAAAGGCATGAATTGTTATAAATCTATCTTATTTATTCATTTTATAAAAGGGTTCTGTACCATATTCCCAGTCATCATAGTCGTCATCATTACGAATTTTCTCATGAATTTCATTTTGAATGGAAAAATCATGCTTTTTGGGCACCATATCGTCATTTGCGATCTCACGAAGCATCTTTTTAGATTCAACTTTGGATTCCCAACCATATTCACTTGACAAATATTGGGTTCCCCAGGCAGATTTCATGAAATCTTGGTCTTTGTCTACTTTTTTGGTCATTTTTAACTCCTGATTTTGTAAATCAGAACTTTTTACGGGGTTGCTATCCCGTGTTTTAATGACATCATAATCATTTTCCAGTATTTCTTGCAAATAATCATCCTCCCAAAGGTCATAATAGGAGGTTTTTGCTAATTTTTCTCTAAATTTTCTTAATTTTTGTGTTGGTTGACCTAAAATCAGATTATATTTTCCATTATTAGTCTGAACACCATTTATATAAGTGTCATATGACTTACAATCCTCAAAAAACTTCCAAGAAGGATACTTTTTATTATAAATGTCCACCCAATTTAAAATTTGCTCATGAGTTAACTCAGATTCAACAATGTAAATGATCACATCATACTCTGATTCTGGTATAATTTCACTCGCACTACATTGAATAATTTTGTATTTGGATTGAGAGGCAAACGGACAGATCGCAAATCCATTTAATTCTTTTCTTATTTGAGAGACACGATGAATCCAATGTAAAACATAAGACTCTGTATCAGAAAAGGACATAAAGACATAAAAAAAGTGCTCATACTATATAAGCACTTTGTAAGTTTTATTTTCCCTGACCCCTATATTTTTTTCTTGCACCATTCCGAGAGGTAGCGGCATACTTTGTGTGCTTCCCAAGACCCTGACGGGTAGACTTGGGTTTTGATTCAATTTGCTGTCCGTTTAGATTCGGTCGTTTTGCCATTCAAAGTCTCCTTTCAAACTATAAGTATCATACTACAAAGTTATTTGCATGTCAATCAGATCACACGAGTCTTTTCGTGTCCAACTCTGATACGAGGATCACACCAAATCTCAAATCCTGCCTCTTTTGCATCAAGACAGAAAGAAACATCCTCTCCACACATATCCTGAACTGCACCAGATTCAAAGACTTGCATCTTTGGCGCAAACCAAGGATATTCAAGATTTTCAAAGACTCCATTTTTAATTAGAACCCAACCAAATCCAGTATAATCAACTGTAAATGGTTTCTTTCTCTTTGAAAGACTTTCAACGGTCTCATGATTCATGACACCACCATTACTACGAAAATCATCTTCTTCCAACCAGTGAGCAACTGATGAGGTGTGACCATCTTCGGTTGCATACCATCCAGCAGAAATTGGTCTTTCATCACCTTCTGCAGGTAGTGCTAGATCGCAAAGTTGCCAGAATTTTTCAGTATTGAATACAATATCACTATCAATCCAGAGTTGATAGTCATAATTCAGTTTTCCATCCCAAGGAATTTGTTTTGGGCCCCTGAGAACATTCGCCCCGAGTACTTTGCATCTTGCAAAGTTTACCATGGATGAGTAATCTTGTGAGATTTGAATACTCATACCATTTTGAACGAGATCAAAACAGAGTTGTACGAATGCCTTGAGAAATATAAAGGAACATCCTCGTCCAGGAAGACAGAAGACGATTGATTTTCCTCTCATTCTTTCTTTGATTGCATCAAAGTCCCATTCTTGTTCTTTGGGTTTTGGTGCAGTTGCTTTTACAGTGAATCCTTTTGCCATAAAATTAATAAAACCTCAGATCAATTTTAACAGTCTATATATCATTCTGTCAATGAGAAGAATTTAGAGAAATCTCTTTATCTAAGACAATCTCCTCATATGAAAGGTCTGCATTGTCCGTTATAAATCCTGCAAGTTGATTCAGAGAACTCCAGAGATTATTGAATTCGTCCTCATTGAGTGAATGGAAAATGCATCTATTGTCAGAGTATATGTGATATATTTTCTGTTTCATGTTTACTTCGTGACTGCATTATATATCATGACGATCAGAAATCCGATGGGCAGTCCGATAATTCTCAGAGTTTGTTTTGGATAACGAATTAACCACCCAGCAAGCACCGCCCTCCAAAAATTCCAATAGGGGGTTTTTCGTGAATTTTTTTGCCGGGCGATTTTTTTATATACAGGGTAGTTCATTTTCTTTTTTCGTTTGATATCTTATGTGTCTTATTTACTTTTGTAGGTTAGGGGATCCATTGATTTTTTATGGGGTCGCATGGGTTTTTACATTAGCATTACTAATCGTTCACATACTGTCATATAAGACGAACGAATGCATCAGTATCGCTAATGGGTCACACACTGTTACATAAGACGAACTAATAGGTATAATTTGCGAGGGTGCTAAGCATAAAGAACTCAGCACCCCTAAGTGTAGCCTACTGTCTGTCCAGTTTCTCCTCAATAAAGACCATAAGTTCCCCGAGGTCAATTCTACAATCCTGCCAGCGAATGGCGGAACCGTACTCACTCAGGAACTCCTCAGCAACGTTGCAGCAGTTGGCAAAGTTGAACGCTTGGGAGTAAGGAATGGTGCCGAACATGAGAATCAAGAGAGTGTGAAAGTGAGGCAGTTTAGTGTCATGCCTCAGGACAGAATTTGTAGAAACTAGTACCCTGCCACGGCGGCGGCAGTTTCTACGATTGCCTCAGTGCTCACGCCCCAGTGAATATAGGGCGAAGGGCGGGAACCGTTACGCTCCTGATCAGCGGTGATGACCCACTTGAGAGTGCGGGTGGCAAGGTCGGAGCAGGGAGTGTAGAGGGCGAAGATCGGCATCGGTCTCTTGCGGTTGACTCTTGAATTCTACAGGATAGGAGGGGATTTGGGAACCCCCCCCTTGTGCCAGTTGTCAGACTGCCACCCAGTAAGTGTTGACCTGAGTAGGGGTCGCCTCACCGATCTCCCGCTGCTCTGCCATGATCCACTGATCACGAGGGCGGGCGGAACGCCAACCCATCAACTGATGGTAGCACTCCTCAAGAGTCCGGGGATAGGCGACGGTGGAGACGATCTTGCCATTCTTCACCATCGCCACAGCGAACGGGTAGCGGGTGGAGCAGAGGATGGTCTTAAGGGGGGTGGGGTTGGTCACGGGTGGTTCCCTTTGGTTGACTCTTGAATTCTACAGGATGGGGGTCGCTTCCGCAACCCCCTCAGTGGGCGGTTTAGAAAGCGACCTGAGACCAGTAGAGGTCATAAAGAGCGGCGAGGGTCTCACGCTCCCGCTGCTGGCGGTAGTGTGCCCAGGACTGATGCTCAACGGGGCGCAGGGCGCGGATGCGGCGGGCGCTGCAGCGCATCGCGTTCTCTGCCCAGGTGTGGTTGATCATGGTGTCTCTTGCGTGTTGACTTCTGAATTCTACAGGATGGGGAGACCGTTTCCAATCCCCCCGTGTGCAGGTTAACCAACTGTCACAGTTGACCTTTGCGACCCAGTGCAGCGATCTCAGCAGCGGTGGCGATGAGATCACCCCAGACCCACACCAGTTGGCGGGTGGCGATGTCGCAGGCGGCGGAGAAAATCATGGTGTCGTTTGCGTGTTGACTGAATCATTGTAGCAGGTCGGGGGAGGGGGTCAACCCTCCCCGTGGGGATCACGCCCAGGACGGGATCGCCATCCACGCCTCTGCCTGCCCGATCTCCTCCGCTTCCAGCGCCTCGGCAGCAGCAGCGGGGATCGGGGTGCCAGCATTGAACAGACCCACCAAGATGTCCAGCATCACGCCATCATCCCAGCAGTAGCGGTGGTCAATCTCAACCTGGATGCCCTCCCAGAAGGCGACGAAGGCGGGGAAGTCAAAGCAGGTCTCGGTGGTGACGGTCACGGGTCGCGTTGCGTGTTGACTGAATCATTGTAGCAGGTGGGAGGGCACCGTTGCGGGTGCCCTCTGGGGATCATCCCCCCATCGCCTCTTTAAGGGCATCGTATGCTGCCAGGTAGTGGTCAGCGTCTTTGTAGTTGCCCTTGATTTGTTCCTCACAGGCAAGGGAAAGCACTGCAACCCGGATGGTGTCCCACTTGCCCTGGGGAAGGGTGATGGTGGCGGGGGTGGCGGGGTTCCAGGTGGCGGTCATGAGGTCTCTTGCGTTGACTTCTGAATTCTACAGGATGCGGTGGGGGATCTGAGTCCCCCCTTGTGCCAGTCGCTCAACCGTCCACCAACTGCCTAGCGCACTCCTTCATAATACAAACTGCGCCAGCGAGAGTAGGATAGTCTCCGCATTCTCTCAGGAGTTTGGCACTCTCAGCGGGGACAGGAATTGAGATAGCATCCCAAATCTCAAGCGGAATGTCATTAAAATACTTTTCCTTTGACTGCTCCAATCGGTGAATTCCGATGTTATTGATCAACCGCAGTTTATGCGCGTTAGTGACAAACTGGGCGTAGTATGCACGATGGACTTGATGACCGCCAGTGGCAAGATACTCTTTGCGGGTGATCATGGTGTGGGTTCGTTTGAACTGAGTCAATTGTAGCGGGTCGGTGGGGGGATCTGAGTCCCCCCGTGTGCCAGTTTAGGCAGTGACCTCCATCCACTCTTGATCGTTGCAGAAGATCACGATGGGGGCACCGTGCAGTTCCACCGACCAGTCGAAGGCAACATCGACTGCGTGATCCTCAGAGGTGAAGAACTCACGATCCTCGGGGGATGCCTTGGGGGCAGCAGACCAGGAAACGAACATGGGAGGAATCCCTGACGACTCGATCATCCTACAGCATGGTGGGCACCGTTGGGGGTGCCCAGTTCACAAACTGTCACATCATCGAAACAACCCGCATGATGGTAGAAACCTGCACCGGAGTTTGCCACCCGATTACATCTTCCAACATGTTGTTGTCGGGTCTGATGATAGCAACCTCAAAAGTGTCGTTTTCGATGTTACCGTACAGACCAGAACCTTTCGGACCTGAAACTACACTCACTGCCCACTTGTTGGGGAAAGTGTGCAGTGCAACCGTAGCACCTTCGATAACATGATCCCGAAAGTTCAGAGTGGAGAACATTGTCCTGTCCGATTGACTGAAACAACTATAAGGGGTGGGAGGGGGCAGTGTGCCCCCCAGGTGGACACCTATCAAACTGTCACAAGATCCTGCCAGGCACGGTAGGTTTCAGTAACCTTGCGGGCGAACTTGATCAGTTGAGGATAACCCTCAGTGCGACACCAAACATAACAAATTTGAAGAAAGTTCCAAACTTTCGTGAGAGTTTGAATGGTAGCATCCTTGCCACCTTGCTGATACCATTGAACAAACTTTTCAGTGAGAACATAAACAACGGCAGCGATGGTGAGAATAATGGTCACAAACTGTTTCAGGAGTTTGTGATAATCAACCTTTGAAAGTTGCTGAATCAGGGCATCAGCGGGCGGGAAGTTGGCGGTGGTTTGCATTGTTCTGGGGTGGCGAGGGAAAATGTAGAGGCGTCTCAACCACCCCCATAAGTTACCAGCATCGTGGGCGATCCGCAAGGGGGTCTGTGCCAGTTTGGAAAGTGGCACAGTGGTGGTTGCCAGGGGGTCGTGGGGTGCTATGATATGTTCATAAGCAAAGGGGAGCGGGGGCGCCGCGATGATACAAACCAAGTCACTCACCCTGCCTTAAAATAAGTTAGTATAAAGTATAAAAAAAGAGGGCGATTGTGCCCTCTTGATTATATTCACCAGAGACCTTCGTTCACCAGGCGATTGTAAAGAGTGTTAGCAAGTTTGCCGCAGTGATCACATGCCTTAGCGTACTTAATCTCAGACTTGAGAGCATACTTATCGGTGGTTTTGTAACCGCCGAACTTGTAACGATGTACTGCACTTACCAGTTTGAGCAGTTGGCGCTTTTTCAGATCTTCGCCCGCCATTTTATAGATGGGGATGAAGAAACGATAATCCTTAATTTCACGGCACTTGGCAAGTTTGTCAACGATAACCTTAGATTCTTTGCCCCCAAAATAGGGAGTAAGTTCAACCATCAGGAAAGCATTGAAAGGTGCCAGTTGATCTGCCTTTTTCTTTTGATCCTCTTGAATCTCATTCAGTGCCTCACTGATAGTTTCAACACTCTTGAGAAAACTATCCTGCAGTTGCTGCAGTTGGGCGGTCAGAGTTTCAATGGTCGCAGTCATGATAGACTCTTGGGTTGGTGGTGGGTCGGGGCGTTTCGTTTCCCCCCGATGCACATAAGATACGGCAGATTCCGGGGCACCACAAGGGGGTGTGTGCCAGTTCAGAAACTGTCCCCTAAGACGGTCTTAGGGGTGCCCGATGCCTTACAATAAGATCACAAGGGAAGGGAACGCGGGCGGCGTGATGATACAAACCAAGACACTTACCCTGCGATAAAATAATACAATTATAAAGTATAAAAAAAGGGGGCGATTGTGCCCCCATTTGATCACTCTTCAGGGCCATAAGCACACTCCAGAGAGTATGCTTCCAGTTCCTGATCATCCTCATAATAGGATGCCCAATCCTCCTCGGTGGGGATATACTCCTCGTCAATCTGCTGGTAGTCGGTGAAGGAATAGGTCATGGGGTGTTCCCTTGGTTGACTCTCTTAGATTAGGGGATGGGGGGTGGAAAGTCAACCCCCCTGTGCCAGTTCAGAAAGCGACCAGTTGATCAATCTCCCACTGGGGGACAGTGTATACTGTGCCGCCGCAGTTCTTTTTCAACCACGCATTGATGTGCTTAGTGGTGGTGGTGCTGTAGGACTGCTCAGTCCGCATCCAACCCCGACCAGGCACCAGTGCCGCAACTGGGGTGCTGTAGGAGAACAGAACGCAGGTTCCGTTTGCCAGTTCAACCTCAGTGCTGGTGGTGGTGACTTGATTGACTTTCATGGTTCTGGTGGTGAACTGAGATCATTATAAGGGCACCAAGGGAACCACTGCGAGTCCCCTTGTGCCACTTGTCAGGGTGTCACACTGCGGCGAGTGCTTCCACGGGGATCAGCACTTGCTCGCGGATCCAGCGGTGATAGGTTTGACCGATGGATGCCTCAGGATTGCTCAGGAAACTAATCAGTTCCTGCTCATCATCAGTGACAAAATTATACACAGCATCAGGATTGCTCCGGAAAGAAACCTTAACATCCTGACCATCAATCTCAACGGAAGCGATGGCGGAAGATTGAGACTCGGTGAAAGTGAACAGCATAATAGAATAAGACCTGTAAGGTTTGTAAGATTGAGCAGTTTAGAGTCTTACTCAGGACTGTTTAATCTTACGATTCTGCCCAGAGTTGGTGAATCTTACTCATGACATTGCTATAGTCATCAATGGGATCATGTTCATCATCCTCGCAAAACTCACGATTGTTTGCGACCAAAGAGTAGATCAGATCCCACTCAGATTCAGTAAAGAACTCTTTGATGGTTTGACTCATGGGGTTCGTTTGAACTGAGGTTATTGTAGGGGGTGGGGGGATCTTATGGCATCCCCCCTGTGTCAGTTTCTAGAGTGTCACACCCCCATCAGAATGGCACGGATGCGGTCACGCTTGCGGGGAGGATTGACCAGACTCCAGCGGTTGCGCTGGAGTCGCTGCCCGTGGCGCTTCATAGATGCCCACAGGATGCCCTCTTGCTCCATCTCAACCATAATGGCATGGATGGTGCCCTTGTGGGAGCGGGGATCCATCCCCAGCATCCACACCAGATCGGAGCAGGTCGTCTCGGGGTTCACCGCCAGCACGGCACGGATGCGGGAACGGATGGAGGAGTTCAGGGAGCGCATTTGGGGTTCGTTTGAACTGAAGTCAGTATAGGGGGCAGGATGGGGGCAGTGCTGGGGTCGGTGTGCCAGTTCATAAGGTGGCACAGCAGGGTGGCACAGTGCCCCATGATGCCCTATACTAAGATCACAAGGGAAGAGGGAGCGGGGGCGCCGCGATGATACAAAACAAGACACTTACCCTGTCAAATTATATTATTAGAATTATAATGAAAAAGAGGGCGATTGTGCCCTCTTGTTTATACTCAGGCGGTCACGAGTTTCTTACTGTAACCGCTGAACTGTTTGTTAGCACGACGGGCGCGAATCGCCTTGCCCCATTCAGAACCTGCTTTCTGAGTTCCGTGTACTAACAGCGCAAACGGTTTGTCACCAAAACAGTGAGAATCGTCGTGATCAACTTCCAAACCTGCGGCGTTAGCATCATCATCCGTCATAAACACTTTGCTATAACGGGTGAAGAATCCTTCATCAATTAGATGATCCCACTTGCCACCATAGGATGCGGTCAGGTAGAAGTTGGCAGGCAACTTAAAGTTGAGAAAGAGTTGCAAACTCTTGCTGTAGCAATAGAATTTCAGATCAGGATTGCGGTGAGCAACTTCAATCCAGGCATCCAAATAAGCACCGGAGAAAAAGTCACCAGACTCGTGAATCCGCACGAGTTTGGTATTTTTAGTGCGATGATGTTGGATGCTGTCGTTGATCAGATCCGCAGCAGATCCATTCTGGATTGCATCAACAATCATCTTAAGATTGCTGGCACGATTCTCAAAAACCGCATCATACTGCACCTCAGATGATGCAGCAAAACAACGAAACTCGGTGTGTTCGCCATCTTGAATGGTGCGCTTTCCGTTAGCATCAACCACGGCAAAACTCTTGCAAAACATAGCACCGGGGCAAGTCTTGCCAGCGGGCAGGTTGAAGATCAGAGTTTGCTTGCCGAGTTTGGCGTTACCTTTGGAAAAGTTCAGCACGGGAGGAATCCCTGACGACTTCCATAAGTTACAGCAGAATCAGCACCAGTGCCAGGGTGTTGTGTCAGTTTGGAAAGTGGCACAGCGACTGCCCAATGGTGCTGGCGATGCCTTAGAATATAGGAAAGAAAGAAAGGGACGGGAATCCCGACGACGACAACTTATAAGTAACCTGCCCTACCATAAAATAATCTAATATAAAGAATAAAAAAAGGAGAGTATAACTCTCCTCTTTGTGTTAGAATTCAATCTCCCAATCAGTGTCCCGATTCAGATTGACCCAGAAGTGGTATTTGTGATTCATGGATGTAACAAATACCTTGTCACCTTTGTTCTGTTCAATGATAACTTCATCCACAGAATCCATCAGGTTAGCAAACCGATTCTTTGCTTTCTTAGACTTAGGAATGACAAATGCGGTTTCCATGAGAACCTCATCAACAGTGGTAGTATGGCAGGGGATCATGAGAATCACAACCCCCATTGTGCCAGTTTGGAAAGTGTCACATCAGAAGACCATTTCTTCCAGTGTGGGTTGATCTTGCATTGCATCAGCATAACCACCAGCGATGTCAGCATCAACATCAGAATCAAAATCGCTCGTGATTGTGTCAAGAATTGACAGAATCTGTTCGCCATTCTGACCAGCGCGAAGCATACCGAGAAGCATTTCTTTAGTCATGATAAGAAAGAATAAGATGGTAAGGTGTGTAAGATGTGTAAGACTATAAGATTATCAGTTTCCGTCAGATTCTTCAGAAACTTCCACGACTTCAATCAGAGGAATGGGAATCCCATCAGGAGTCCATTGAATGAGTTCAGATTCAAACAGAATGTCAAACATGATCAGAAGTCGTTACCAGAGTTGAGAAAGTCAGCGAAAGAAGCATCATCATAAGAATCCTCATCATCATCAAAGATGGTAGGATCCTCTACCAATGCCTCATAAGGATCGTAATACAGTTCTTCGGTGTAAGCAGTCATGAGAGTGAGTTGCGAACAAAAGAATTATAGCAGGCAGTTTAGAGACTTGCCTAGGTCTGATGTGCCAGTTAATCAGATGGCACTCGTGCCCTTGCTGACCCAGAGTGCCAGTCGCATCGTGCTCGCTTTCTTCACGGATTGCGAAGGGCGACCAGTAGCGTGGGCGAAGGCTTGCAGATCTTTACGGGTCACATCGGACACCATACCGATCAGAATCTTACGGGCACCAGTCAGGAGTTGCTGTTGAGTCATGGAAGTTCGGTGTTGAACAAGAGAATTGTAGCAGGCAGTTTAGAGACTTGCCTAGGTCTGGTGTGCCAGTTGTCAAAGTGTCCTTATGACCTACTTTCCATAAACTCTGCCCAAGCATTAGCATCTGACTCAAATTGAAACAGAGCAATGCCTCCACCCATTTCTTCATCTATAACCTGATACCATTGCATCAGAACTTCATTGTCAAGATGATAAACAGAATCAACAGAAAAACGAGGTTCAGTCATTGAGATAAGGTTCACGGAGGTCTTCTACGAATGCAAGTGCCTGCATCAATTCAGGGTCTTCATACTGTCTCCATTGTTTCAATGAATCCATTGCCTCTTGAATTGCGAAATGAATGTATTCAAGTTTTTCGTAGTCAGTCATGAGTTTCCTCAGGAACAAATACAATGTAGTAGGGATCTTATGAGAACACAAGACCCCTTGTACCAGTTTCTCAACTGTCCATTTTCACATGCTGCTCCAGAATACCATAAACATCATCAGAACCAATGAATGTGCCATCTTTCTTATAATAAGAAGTGCTACATTCAACACCAGAACGAGAATCAATGGTAGCAGAATTGATCTCCATGATGTTAGAAGTCATCACAGGAAGAAACTGATCAATCAACCAATCCCACACTTCACTGTTGCTATTGAGTTCTTCAGTGTCACATTCAATCAGAAGTTTGCCACCACTGATGCGAACATAATCAGCAAAGTCTAGATCAAGGTTATCATTAGAATCAAGACCATAAAACTCAAAGATAGAGTTTTCCTCTTGCACACAACGAACAGAAAGTCCATCCAGATAGGATTGAAGATCAAAATTGTCAACAACTTCACACTTAGCGGTGGCAACAAATTGAGTGTAGGACATAGTGGTGTCTCAGGAAAGAAGTTGGGAAAAGTTGTCAACAACAATTTGGCAGGCAATTCTTTGAACTTCATCCATTTGCCCCTCATCATCAAACTGTGTTGCGAGAAGACAAATCAAATCCTCCTGGATTTGTTCACGGACAGAAAGAAGATCCGTTTGAGAAAGTGACATGGTGGTGTCTCAGGAACGAATGTAATGTAACAGGAATCTTGGGGTCTTACAAGGTCTGATGTGCCAGTTTCTTAAGTGTCCACAGATACAACAAATTGACTCCTAAGTGATTGAATTTAAACACAGCAATCCAATCAGGAATCGTCCTTCTTTTTGTTATTCATCTGTGTCACTTTTGATTTATTATGTCCTGTTTTATTGCGCCGGAGACAGGAATACCAACTCCCTCTTTTATAATAATCATAAGAACACATAATGCATGTAAGAATCTTAATTCCTTATCAGATTGACTCTTTATCCCGTAGGAGAGTTCAAGTGCTGATGATAAGAATTATGAATTCTTATGATTTATTTATAAAATTATATCTTACATAAACTCCATCAGATAGTAATCAACTGTAATCTCCAGTTCTGCTGCCTTCTGTTCAATATCTTCTCCTGTGAGTTCCATAACCCAATAGGAGAGCATCTGCTGTTCTTCGGAGGTGAATTCCATGGGTTTCAGTGGTTACAACCTATCTTCAAAGGGGACAAACCTAGTCTAGCAGGAATCTTAGAGTCTTGTCAAGCCCCCCCCCTCAGAGTGCCATGACAAGAGTGGTTTCTCTATCTTCACCAGGAAGATCTTGGAGTTTCTGATGAATCTTATCAAACTTATTGGCAAGATTCCAATAATAAGCAGATACATGAGTATCCTGACCATTCTTTTGTGCCTGTTCTTCTCTTACATACAGAACATGCATAATGTCCAGAATCTCACCAGAAGTCAAAGAAATAGAAGTCATGGGGTCTTTGTATGACTCTGATATCTTAAGGGTCTTCCTGGCGATCCTAGGCACCTCTCAGACAGTTTCCAAAGTGGCACAGCATCTCCACATGAGACCCTGCCATGCCTTAGAATATGATCACAAGCAAAGGAGGTCTGGGGTAAGACCTGATGTAAACCATCGCCACCGCCCCTGCAATGAAATAATTGTAAATAAACATAAAAAAAGAGTGCCCATAAGACACTCTTATATTTGGAATTCTTATACTGCCAATGCTGCCTCAGGAATCTCTACAATCTCTGGGTACTTATCCTCAAACTGGTGCATATGATAGCAGATCCATTCACCATCCTTATAAAGATATGCATATTCTTCACCATATTGAAGATACATATCCACACTGGGATCAAGACGAGGAGGACAATCTTCACCCCGTTGAGAGTAGTATTCAGGGCCATAAGTTCCATCAGCACTATCATCCCAACGTGATTCAGTCCAGCAAGAACTCATATCTCCACCATCAATGAGTTCTTCTACCTTTTCCTGAGTATTATAGTGGGTCTTGAGAATACGACCCAACCACTCAGGATAACCATCCCAGTGATGATACACAGAAAGCACAGATTCGTCGGAGAGTTGAATACCAATGCGAGAACGAGTTGCCATGAGAGTTCAGTGGTGAACGAGTTCAGTATAAGGTGGATCTGATGGGTCTGAAGGGTCTTATGGACACTCAGTAAAGTGTCACACAAGCACCCAGACGAACCTGAGTATAACCTTTCTGCCAACGGATTGCTTCACCATTGACATGATGAATCCCATAGTAATACCTACGGGCATTCGTCTCACTCAGACCCAGATGATCCGCCATTCGCTTAAAGGAATGAGTAGGATACAGTCTCTTATAAGCATTGGTCATCTCAGTCCAAAACTTAGCATCTTTGGTAAAATTGATGCTGTTGGTGGGATGAACCTTGACAGTTTTCATGAGGTCTCTGATGACGACTCGTTTAATATAAGGGAAATCTGATGCCTGTCCAGGGTCTTATGTGCAACTTTTTGAACTGGCACACATAAGACCTTCTGATGCGTAATTTATGTTATTATAGAGAAAAATCCTCTACATAAACCTCAACATTCTCTGCTGGTTCCAGTTGAAATAACTTATCAAAATCAATCTGACGAGCATCAAAATCAGGAAATACATCAAATTCCAGTGTTACTCTGACTTTCTTTTTTTGTGCCTGAAGAAATGCGACTGACATAAGACCTTGAACTCCTGAGGAACTATGAGTATAGTATAGGGTATTATGAGGCGGTTGTCAAGTGGTAATATTTAGGACATAAGAAAAAAGACCCGAAGGGGTTTCACTGCTCCCCATCAGGTCTTCGTGCCCACCAACATAAGAATCATAAGGCATCGGAGGTATTCTGTCAACTGGGCGGGGTATTATGAGATCTTATGTGTGAGTTTGGAAATATTTGGAGTCCTTATGTGTATTTTTGTGTCGGAGTCTTATGATTTTTTGCGGGGGTCTTGACAAAAAATGGTCAGCGTGTTAGGATAAAACATCCAAGATCACATAAGAATCTGGTGTTTTTTATAAGAACTCAGTGTTTTTCATAAGAATGTCGGTGAAATCTAATAAGTTTCATAAGAACTCGGTGTTTACTGATGTTTTTTATAAGAATTCATAAGAACCATCAAATGTGTAAGATTCATCAGAACCATCAGATGTGTAAGATTATAAGACTATAAGATTATAAGAATGTAAGATCATAAGAACAATTAGAATCATAAAGACTATATGATCCATAAGACTTTATGACTGTAAAAACATAAGCAACTTTTCCACAACTACTAATTTATCACGATTTGCCCACAAAGTTTCTCATACTCTGCCCTATATAAAAAATCGTAGGGCAATCCAATGAAAATAACATCACGGAAAGTATCAGAAATTGAAGGTCTAGAGAATTATAAAGACTACTTCGTTACAATTAAAGGAGAAGTCTATTCTTCAAAGTATAATAAGATTCGTAAGTTAAAACCTTGTTACCTTACTACAAAAGGTTCTTATCAGATTGTTCGTTTATCTGATGGTAAGGGTAAAACAAAGAACTTTTATGTACATAGACTCGTTGCACAATTGTTCTTATTAAATGTAAATGAATCTTGGGCAGTAGAACATATCAATGGGGATCTTGAAGATAACTCTGTTGACAATCTAAGATGGGCAGGTAGAAAAATATCTAAAGATTCTGATGAGTTGGATAGTGAAAGAATCTATCTTGGTGATGACATCAGTAATTACATTAAACTTGTTCATTCTGCCTCAGTGCAAAAGGGAATCCCAGTACCAGGAAAACTTGAGTTCTTTCATGGTATGATCAATCAGGCAATGGAAGATTATATTAACAGATTTGGTCTAAAGAAGACAATGTACCAGATAGAGCATTCTTCATGAGATTACTTCCTTATAAAGATCAACAAGATCATCAGCAAACCAACAACGTTTATCTGATTGTCTCATAAGAACTCTCATTTGATTTTGAATTTCAGTCCATTCAGTGAGAGTTGTTTCCATATTCACATTCTCAACATGAGTAAGAATAAAACCAATAAAAGTATAAGGGCAAGTTAGGGTTTCTTGCATATCTTGCCTTCTCCAGTATTCACGACACAGAGCATTGATTGCAAGTGAAGACTGGAGTTTTTCAACAATAGAGTAAATTCCGACTCGCTTAAAACAGTATTGCGGTTCTCCGTGACTATAACCTTTTGAATGATAATTTTGAATATCTTCTTTCCATTCCATTAGATCTCTCTTACTCATTTGAAATGGATTCCAGGTTTTTTGAACCAGTTCTTGGCAAATCAATTCCCATTCAGAGAATGACAACCAGACATTACGAGACATAAGAGTTTGTTGCGTATGAGAGTATTATAAGGTGCTGGTGAGAGTGGTGGTGATGTGACTGTGCCACTTTTCAAACTGGCACATTTTATTTTAGCGAATAGATGTAGATATGTTTACCTGGAGTTTGAATATATTGTGCTTCACCAGATTCAAGAGCATCTTTGACTCTTTGAGCAAATGGTTTTAATTTCTTGTTTCCATGAGTATCTACATGATAAGTACGAATACACTTATCATGATAGATCTTACCATTATAATCTATGACTCTACCTTTTGCAGTAAGACCATGATATTCAAAATTTGATGCTTTATAAATCGTTCCTTGATGATTATGAAATGTATCTGCATAAGAAATTACCATTTTATAATTGGTATTTCTTTTTAACCATTTTAAAGTTTTACCAATAAAAAAAGATTCGGTATTTCTTGGAGTATGATCAATACAGCAAAGGCGACGGAGTTCTATAATTTCACTTTCAGAATCTACATATTTCTTCCAGGTGTTCGCCATTCCAAGGGGGCCGTAGATCATTGCTCCGATCAGTTCATGATCATGAAATAAACCAAAAACATGAGAAATGCGTAGACCATTGACACTCGATGAATAATGCCATTTTTCCACAAAATCCCTGACATATTGAATTGTAGTTGGTTTTACTACAAAATCCTTGACATTTGCATTTCTACAATCAATATCTTCATAAAGTAGGGATGATAGTGGATTCAACATCGTAATATGTTTCTTGAATGACCTTTAATATTGTATCATAAACATCGGAATAATTCATCTCAATTTTTGACCAGAATGCTTCTCCACCAAGATATAAAATTCCATTTTTTTCAAACTCATAGGAAGAACTCAGAGCAGTTGCAAAAAATGGTTTTGTTCCGTTTTTTGTAGTTGTATTCAAAAGTTTTTGAATTGAATCGTCTTTGTGAGTACCCGTCTGAGTGTTAATATTTAACTTAATTTGTCCTTCTCCAAAATCTGTGTGAAGATCAATACCAGAAATTCTTTTGTTTTTTGAATCAGTATTGATGACATTTTTTCCACACTTGGCAGCGATTTCCTGAATGGTATTACCAAGACAAGTTGTGAAAGTTCTCTCAAAGGTACAATATACATTGAGTTGTGGAAATGCCGCCTTGATGATATTCAGGTTTTGTTTGTCTTCCTTTATATTTTTAAGAATCTTTGCGATTGTTTTCTTCTTGATTGGAAGAAGAATTTGATAAATCTCATTTTTAATCATAAAACCTCAACGACGATAGAGATAAGACCCAGCCCAATCGGCATATTCAAGCAACCATTCACGATCCTTGATCAATCGCAGATCATATCGCACACCTTTTGCAGGTGCTTTCCAACTCGCAGACTTATAAACCTCACCAGTCTTCTTATCAACAAAGGCATGGACTGATTTGGCACCACGAGCACTCATAATGATCTTGTGATACTTGCGACCAGATTCAATGAAGAACTCATAATCACATTTACCATTCTTGAGTTTTTCAATTTGTTCCTGATGATAGGAAACATAACTTGCATCCACAATACCATTATTGTCAATGGCGTGTTGATGCGAACGAATGGAATACTGAATGAAGTTCTGCCGCAGTGCCTCACAGAGAGCATAGGTATGTCCCAGCACGGCAAGTTCAATGTCCTTTCGTGCTTCTTGATTGGCGGCGTAGTCAGAGAAGGTGGTGGTCATGAGAATTGATTGCGTATGAGAGTATGATAGGGCACTGGGAAGTGCCCTGGAGTGGTCAGTGGACAGTTGTGAAAGTGTCAGTCCTCCATGCCAACAAGATACATTTTAGGTGCAAGATGAGAAGTCAGATTCTCAGTAACTTCAGTGTTCACATCGCCAAGATGCTCTTGAATTGCCTCAGGAATCAGTTGAAGAATCAGTTTTTGGAAACGCTCATCTTCCCTGATGTAAGTTGCTACATCATCAGCAAGTGCTTCGGCAAGTTTTGCGTAACTGATTGCAGAAAGTCCCATTGATTTTTTCTCCTGTTTTGGTGTTTCAATAGTGTGCTTAACCCATTTTTCATTCTTCTTCTCTGCTCTCAGAGAAAGATTTGCCCAACGATCAATGCTGCTACCATAATACTTGTTGATGATGTTGGTAGTGCATTGATCACCTTCAGAATCACGGAAACCATATCCACGATACTTTTCATTTGCAGCAATTGTATCATAAATGATCTTCTGTGCAATCACAGGATCAGTATTGGTCGTGATTACTTCATAAACAAGCGCATTGATCTCATCAATGATATACTCAGGAGTGAAAGAAAAGCACTCCCATTCATCACGATCACAGAAGAGTTTGTGATTGGTGTGGTCAAAAGTAATCATGAGGTGTCTGTGTGTATGAAAGTATTATAGGGCATCATGGGGCACTGGGAAGTGCCCTTGTGCCAGTTGTTCAAGTGTCACCAGGATGCATGATACTCAAATTCCCAAGATTCGGGAGCATGACTGAGAATCTTTTTCAGAACGGGAATGGTATTCTCCAGATCCCGAAAATACCATTCATCATACTCAGTCCCTCCAAAGAAGAAACCTGACTGAGAAGGCAGCAGTTCTTCTGCACGACTCCTATCTTTCAGGATAGTTTCACACCTCCACAGAAGATCTTTCAGATGATCCCGGTCAACATAAGTATCCTGACATTCATCTTTACCATCAGCACACTTATCCACAAAATACTTGTGAATTTGATTTGCTTTTCGCCAATATGCGACTTGCAGTTTCACTTCTGCAAATTGAACATCACCTTCTTCAGTCATGAAAAACTTGTTGCCCTTCATCAGACGAGCAACAGATTTCACCTTTTTAACATCGTCTTCCTTTGCCCAAGAAGATGAAGAAACAAATTCCTTGGCATAGAGATACATGTCAAGACCCATGATAATGCTCCTGTGTGTGTAAGTAAGTTTAAATCAGATACCTTGATAATTGTTGATGATGCGACGAGCAAACTTCATAAAACCATATGAAGTCACATTGCCATCATCATAACCATCCAGCATGTCAGTCTGATTGTAGGTGTTCACAATCAGCAGGCAGGCATCGTAGAGTGCTGCCTGATGCTCCTCCTCAGAGTGAAAGGAGATTGCGTTGTGGGATGGGAGAACCATTGGTGGTGTCCGTTGATTACCTTGTTATTATAGGGGCATTCATGGGAGTGCTGGATGCTCCTTGTGCCAGTTGTCAAAGTGGCATATTAGAGTCTGCCAATTCTCTGACACCATCTTCCCAACCATTATGGTAAGCATCGTGCATCAGTTCCAGAATGTAACACTCAACATTTGGTGAAACATCCCACGATTGACACATTTCTGTGAGTGAATCGTAGAGTTCTTGTTTCATTTAATCCTCTTGCCAAATTTAAGAAATAGTTCTCCAATAGCAAAATCCAACGGTCGCAAAGTTTCTCCAATTGCATTAAGAACTTCAGACAGAAAAAAACAAAGACCGTAGATGATTTGAAGTGAAAGTGAAACTGGAATCAAAGGCAAAAATACAAGCATAGAAATGATTTGTTGTTTTTTTGTGAGTTTCATTCAACCTCCACCATAAACATAAGACACAACTTCTTCCTTCTCATAAGGAACATTCTCAATCACCTTGATTTTTGCAGCATTAAACTCTTTTTTCTTACCATCGTTATGTGCTTTGTGATAAACAGAATCTCCATCAGATCCAAATTCTTTCACAAAGATTTGTTCGCAACGGGGAAGAGATTCAGCAGCGATCACACACATTCCATCGGTGTAATCGTAAAGAACTTCGTTGATAATGTACAGATTCATTTTCACTCCTCAGGATAAAGTTTCCAACCATCAGGACGAATGCCCATCTCTTCACAACGCACTTCATATACAATGCGTTTCAGAAGACGCAGAGGCATTTCACCTTCAATGGTTCTCTGAATGGAACGACGAATCTGAGCGTCTTGAGTGATGTCAGTGACCATTGTGGTGTCCTGTGAATTACTCAGTCATTATAGGGGCACACAGGAGGGTCTGGTGGTGTCTGGTGGACAGTTTGAGAGGTGGTTCAATAAGAGTATGCAGAAGAAACCCAATCGTCGTATGCTGCCTCTCCGAGAGCATCGCAGATTTCTTCTACAATCTTTTTTGGTTCTGGAAGAGGAGAATCTACTCGGTTCCAATGATACATGATTACATCAAGAGGAATAGTTGAATCCACATCCCAACTGTAAGTATAACTGGGATACAATGGATCATTCATTTCCTTACTTTCGGCATCTTGTCGTGCCTCATCAATCTCATCAAGATACTGATGAAACTCAACAGGAAGATTGTCCCATTCTGATTGGGATTGAGGTTCAGTGAGAACTTGACGCATTGAACTGCTCCTGGATTACTTGGTCATTATAGGGTCACGGAAATGCCTCTGGTGAGGTTTGGTGGACAGTTTAATAACCGACCTTTATGTACGCTGGAGGTTCGGACAGATGCTTTTGGTAGAAATCATTTTGTGAAAATTTTCTTCTATTGATAATAATATAACCTCTTCCTGATGCAGCTGCCATCCATGTCAATAAAATTTGATGTTTAACGATTTCTTTTATCAATTTTTGATTATTTGAGAAAAAGTAACCAAATTCATATGATGATAATAACCAACCATTTTTTAAATCATTTGCATTATTGATTTTTATATTTTCTTTTGACAATTCTGAGGCATAATTTTGATAAAAATCAATTGCTTGTTGTGTTTCACCATTTTTTACCATATGTTTAAATAACTCAATATAATGAGAACCTGGATAAAACATTTTTTCTAAAGAATAATGATTGAAATTTTTTGACTTAGTAATGTTTTTAAAATATTCATCTAAATCAACATCATTGAGTGCATTTTTAAAATTCTTCAATCTAATTTCTTTTAGTCCTTTAAAAAATCTTCTTAATGAAATATATTGATTTGAAAGTTCTTCAAAATAAAATGAAGTTAATCCACCTTCTCCACTACTTGATTTAGATGGTGATGGAGTAAAGGCACTTTTTTCTTCTGAAATATGAATAGAATTACCTCCAGCACTATAATTTGTCCAAATTGAATAATTTTTAGACATTTTTTGATATTGAACTTTGAAATATATTTTCCATCTGGCATCTTTTTTATTAAAATTAATAGGATATGAGATTTCAATCATATCCTCCAATTTTTTTAGAAACTTTGCTTTTTGTCCACTTGATGCTAATTGTTGAAGAATCATCATTTCTTCATTAAATTCATCTTGAACATCTTCTTTAAGTGTAATAGATGTTGGTGCATTAATGAATTTTACTCTTGGATTTTTGGTATTAATCTCTTTAAGTGAGACTGGAATAACATTTTTATTTTCAAACTCTGTGTTCATTAACTTTTTCTGTTCGGATAAAGTTAATTTTTTAGTTCTGATTCCTTCTTTTAAATTGTCTATTAAATCTGATCTTTCATCATACAAAATGAGGTCTGCAATTATCCATTTATCTGGTCTCATTCCCATAAGAGTTGAACTTTTCCCACCAGATTGTTTGAATATTTTTTTAATTCCAGATAAACAAGTAGTTTTAATATAAAACCCTTTTTTACTATCACTTTCTGAAGTTCTCAATATTTTATAGCGAGATAGAGATACACCAATATTTCTTTCTATTGCTTTTGCTGTAAAATAACTAACGGCAAACCAATTGTTTACTGTTTCATTTTTAATTGTTTTATCTGTTGGTTTTGGATATACCTTGGTGTATGTGCTTTTTGATTTATTTTGTATCTCGCATTTCTTTACTACATCATTAAATTTTTTAACTGCATCCGATCCAGTATCGTAAAATAGATCAATAAATTCTTTTAAAGATGCTCTTGGATACTTTCCAACAAAAGCAATTGCGATTGCAGATAATGATTCATTTAATTGTGTTGATGCTGCCATATTCAATACCCGTGATTTGGAATTTTCTGAGAATACTGTCTTAAAAGAACAGCGGCCACTGCATTTGCTTCATTTTCAATCTCACTACCATCATTACCATTCATTTCTTTGCCGTCAGTCTTTTGCTTATAATGCACCAGTTCGTGTGCTAGTGTGCGATAGATGTCCATTGGGTGCCTTTGAGCAACTTGAACTCTTATCACATCATTATCTAGTTCATAACAACCAAAAGTCTTATTGGATGCAGAAAACTTTGGATCATCAATCACAATGATTTTAGGAGTACCTGATAGTTTCAGATACTGCTTTGCGAAGGAAACAAAGTCCTGAATATGTGATTTTTTGGATTCAGTCAGGAATTGTTGAAGGTTCATCTTGGTTGTCTTCTTGTTCTAACACCTCTGCTATCTCTATGTCTTTGTTGTCTTATTGGTTCTCCTTGAGTTTTCCAATCAGCAGGATGTAAAACACCTCGTAAGTCTCGTTCTAACCTACGACGTTGCTTGGCTGATTTAATATCTACATCACTCGTATACATGTTTGATGTCACAAACTCATCTGCTTTGTTTGCTTCTTTTAATCCTCTCTTCTTTTTAACTCCTCTTGCCTGAGTGTGATTATCTCTTATATCACCTCTTGAATCTTGCCAATCTCTTTCTTGTGCATCCCACTCATCTGACGGATTTCTTTCGTCTCTATGATTTTTTTGATGATACTCTTTATAATCTTTTGGATCAAATTTTTCTATAATATCATTCGCCCATTCTTCACTAATATTCTCTGCCATTTCTTCAGCATTTTCCATAGTATCAGCATATCCTTCATTATAAAGATAATGTGCAACAATTACCTTTGATAAATCAGTGGTTCTTCTTCTTGGTGGTTGAGCAGGAGTTTCAACTTTTCTTGCAGATCTTGGTGCTTTTGGTTCTTCAGAACCTCTTCCTCTTGCACCTATTTTTGCCACAAGTTTTTTTTCTTCTGGTGAAAGTGGAAACTTATGTGCAAGTTTTTCCATAATATCATTAACCCATTCCTCACTGATACTCTCTGCCATGAGTTCAGCACCTTCAAAGGTATCAGCAAATCCTTCTACGAAAAGATATTCTACAATTGATTCAAAATCATCTTTTTCTTCTTTTCTCAAATACTTTGGAAGATGTTCTGCTCTTACCCCTGCCCTTTCTGCTTGTTTTGTTGCAGGATGCTCTGGGCCTACACCAGATTGAAAAACCAATCTTGCCATTTTTGTTCTTTTCTTTCTAATATCTGCAATATTTTTTGCTCTTTGACGAACTTCTGGTGATACTACCTTTGCTTCTTTTACTTCTGCTTCTTGATTTTTTTGTTGCAGTTTAGCAATTCTCTTCTTATTTCTATCTACAGCAAATTGTCTTAACCCACGCACAATTTTCCCTCTTCTTGAAAATTGGGGAGCACCTTGAAGTCTATTTGCAATTGCAAGAGCAATCTCTTGAGGTATATCTTTTGCCTCAAGAAGTTGCTCAAATTCCTCATCAGTCATTTCCTCAAGAATTTGTTCTGCTTCTTCATAAGAATCAGCGAATCCTTCAAAATACAAAAATTTGAGAAGTTGGTTATATTCGTAAGAAGACATTGGAAGATAAAAACACTACTTGTTTTTATTTAGTTTATATAAAAAAAGAGGGTGGTGAGACCCTCTGTATCAAATTTGGAATGTTTATTATCTACCAGATGCTCTTCTTCTGCGAGCAGCTTGATTGGTGCGACTCAAACTATAATGACGTTCTCCTCCCGACGTATCATCATCTCCATGATAACCTGCATCATAACTTCCATCATCTGCCCCTGGTTTAGCATTTAGTCTCTTGATAGACTTTCTATTCGCTTCTATTCTTTCACGATCTCTTCTATCATTAGTATTTTCAGTTTCTCCTTTTTTTCTTAACTGAGATCCACGTTGTACTTCATTTTCTGCAGCATCTTTCCACTTTGGTTTTTTATATACATCTTTATTTCCTCTAGTTACCTTGCGAATATCATTTCCAGTAATTCTATCTGCAATAGACCTTTGTGATCCTCTAACTGCTTCATCAAGAATCTCTTCTCTCCACTCTTCACTCATATTTGCCATGATAGCAATGGCATTCTCATTGGTATCTGCATAACCTTCTGCGACCAGATACTCAAGAAGATAATCAAAGAGATCATATGATTCATTTTGACCTCTTCCTTCTTGAGAAGATCCTCGATTCCAAGGATTAATTGTGTGCTTTTTACGATACTCAGGATCATTTGCCATCCTTTCTTGATGATCTTTCACACGTTTCATATGAGCATCTTGTTCTTGCTGTTTTCTCCAGTTTGTCATTCTTTGACCCGCCCCCCTGGATACTTCATCAAGTTCCTGATAAACACTTAAATACGCTTCTTGGAGATTGTCCATTACTCTTTAAACTATTATAAGTTTATTTATTTATTGTATGATTCTAAAGAGTAGAAATACTCTAATCTTGCCTTTTCTTCTTGTAACTTAAGGTCTTCTGTATAACGAATGAAATGCTCTTGAAGTTCCAGATCTTCCTCTGAAAAGGGAATATTATTTTCCCTTTTGTATCTAATATTCTGAGCAAATTGAGTGATGTAATTTACAGGTAAATCCAAAAATTCTTCGTAGGACATTTGCGATTCATTAGACCTCTATTCTAATTTATCTCTTTTTGTTTCTCCAATTCTTGCATAATTGCATCAATAAAATCCTGTTCCGTCCAAGTATTCAGGATACTTTCTTGTGGGTCATTCTCATCCCAGTAAATGGTAAATGACCCATCACCTTCTTCTTTAACCCCTATCATTTTGAATTACCGAATGACGTTGTGAAGGACAATCAAGGAAGAACTTATATTCCGCATAACTCCCACCATTCCACTTTACAACATTACAATTTCCATATTTATCCACCACTTCAAACCTATTCTCAAGTTCTTTTGGTTCAACAGTAATCGCAGTATTGATAAGAGTTAATGTTGTCGCACTTGTAAAACCAAGAACAAACCCAAGTAGAATAAACCGATAATAAGTGAGTTTCTGTTCCATTAGGTCGTTTGCTCCTTTCTTTGAGTGTTAATGTATTCCCCAAGTTTAGTCAAAATCTCTCTACATTTCGTTTGAACGTATTGGTCTTGGAGTTGACTTTCCTTGTATCTTAGCACAGATTGAAAGACAATCTCTGCTTCTTGTTTAGTGAAGTTCATTAGTTATCATCCCAAGGTGCTTTGCGGTTTAATATTTCCCTGAACCTTTCCATTACTTTAGGGTCTGGTGGTTCATTGATTCGTCGCACAAGTTCATCATATGCTTCTCTGGAAACATAGATCGTTTCAGGCTTTGCTCCAAAGTATGTCAACCACTTGCCATCTTCAACCATTTTAGAATATCCTTCATTTATAGAATTCCAAAAATCTTGATATAGAAATCTATTTTCATTATGAATGATGAGACGATACCAACACCAAAATGGAGTATATCGAAGAAACTTATTACCTATTATGATCTTATGAATATTCATTCTTTTGGTGGGGTAAGTAAAATCCATAACCATACAAACATCGTTATGAGAACAATAAGTTCTACAATCACTGGAGGTATATTCATTCGTCAAATCCCTCAAGATACATCTTTCTCCAACCATAGCACATTTCTTCGTAGAAAGCAAGTCGGTCTATTTCAAGGAAGTATTCATCAGTACTGAAATCCAGACGAAACATAATCGCAAAGTAGATGCTATAAAATCCGTACATAAAGTTCTTGAGTTTTTTCATTATGTTCCTCTATAGTATGATAAGTCCATAGGGCACCGATAGTTTAGTAAATTTATATTCAAACTAAGTAATGAAATATGGAGATAAAACGAAAACAAACTGCCATCAAAGATGCCAAATCCAAATCTAATATTCGGTTCCCAATCGCAATATACACTTGCGTGAAATGAAATATCAAATAAATTAAACTTCCTAAATTGACCTAAGATAAAATATATGTCTCTTCCATAATCGTATTCTGTATAAAAATCAAAGAGTTTCATGGTGTCTCATCACTCTCAGTCTGTTGTGTATGTAGTCATTATACTACAAAAGGCATTTGATTTCAAGTGCCCCTGTTCCAGTTTGTAAAGTGTCCTATTTCTTTTTAATCCTCCCTCTTACCCACCCATCACTAGGATACTCTACTCCTCTTTTCTCAATTTCTCCATTATTCCACCAAAGTTGCCCCTTCATTTTTTCTTTGTTCTTTTCTCTAATTTTTTGTTTCGTTTCTTCATTATGAGTTCTACCATAGAAAGAATTTTTTTCACCTTTTCTATCTTCACTCATTTTATTTTTGACTTCATCAGTATGAGTTTTTCCATAAAATGGATTTTTATCACCAAGTTTTGCCAATCTTATATTTTCTATTGCTTTTTCTGTATGTTTTAATCCAAGATTTCTAGTAAAATGACTTATATCTAACTCTAATTCTTTTATCCATTTGTTTATACAATCATAAACAATCTCACTTTTCATTCTTCTTGCAACTTCATTTTTACTATGAGAAGTTTTAACTACATCAATAAACATTTCTCTAAAATCTAAATCGTGAATTTTTAGGTAAGTTCCCCTTCTTCTTCCTTTTCTGGTTTTACTCATTTTATCTTTGGTTTCTTGAGATGCTTTTCTTCCCAAGTGCTTTTCTCTTATTTTTTGTTTCCTTTCTTCACTACAAGGAACACCATAACTTGGATTATTTTCACCACCCATTCTTTCTTTCATATTATCAATATATCTTTTCCTCACTTGCTCGTATAAGTGAGAATTATACTTTTCACTACGATTTCTCATTAAGAAACACGCAAGGTTCATTTTCTTTGTTCTTTCATCATCAATTCCATACCGTTTGATGCAAATTTTTTCCAATAATAAATGTGCGATATAGTGTTCTCTTGGAGTAAAAATAACAATTCTATCATTTTTACCGAAAATACTTTTTGGAAATGTATGATGCTTTTCTATGTAACCTTCAGGAGGAGTTCTATTCTCTGCTTTCCTTATGAGGTTACAATAAACCTTTAGATAATTCATTTTTATTCTATTGAGAGTGCATAGGTATTTATAATAGAAAAGGTGCCCGAAAGCACCTAATCTTACCTATGAAATTGCACTCTCAATAGGTGTAAGTATTTAGTAATGATGCTCAGGAACAATCGTAGGTTCTTCTACATTTAGACCTTTCACATTTCCAGTATTACAACTATAAAGTGTTGAAAGTTTCTTTCCTTTACAGACGATGTTGAAATGGTCTATTTGTCCGTTTGGGTGAGTAAAGGAAAACCAAACAGCATCATCTCCCATTACTTCATAATGAACGCTCACATTATCCAAGAAGAGTTCATCAACATTTTGTAGTTCGTTCATTTTACCATAGTCCTAATAGCAATTTCCATACCTGCCCTAAATGCCTCATCAAGTGCTGATTTCATACAAAAAACAGAAACATCATAAAAATCCAAACCATCCCTTCCACGGGTTTCAAGAGTTTCAACATTAAACCATTTCTTTGCGATGGTTTCAAGAAGTTGATTGTATTGTTCAGGAACAGTGGTCATTTCAGTGATGTATAAGAGTGTGGGAACCTTTTGTGCCTCTTTATCGCACAGGCGTTCCCTGGTTCCCTTGTGAGTATATTATAAGGCATCAGGAGGCACTCTGGGAACCTCCTGTGCCAGTTCCTCAAGTGTCCTCAATAATCAAACAATAACGACACTGGAAAGCAAAAGTTTCTTTTTGCCAAGTTTTCTTCGCACCATTTTCTTCCCAAGAATACACAACTTCATACCAAGGGTCTGTGCTCCCATAAGAATTGAAACCCTCAACGGTCACATAACCTTTGGAACCATCTGCCCGTGCCCAACGAGAACCAACTTGGATTTCGTGTGGTTTGAAGAAATGACGGACAACTGCTTTGCGTCCATCTATGATTTCAGTTTCGTAGTCCATCGGTTTGGTTGCTTATGAGAGTATTATAAGGCATCAGGAGGCACTCTGGGAACCTCCTGTGCCAGTTCTTCAAGTGAACCATCTTCACATCTTCCAGAACAATCTCATCTGGGTTTTTGATAAATCTACTCATTTCAGTTGTGCTCCTCAAGCCATTCAAACCATTCATCACCATAATTCTCA